CAGAAAGAGCGTGCTACGAAGAAAGCTGCGGAGCAACAGGCCGCTGCTCAACAGCAGGAGTCTTCTACTCAGCAAGAGGCGTAATTTATGTCGAGTCGAGCGAACAAAACTAACTCGACTCGCACTAAAGATTCGACGCACTACGAGAATTTATTCGAGTATAACGTCAACTTCAAAGAGCGAGTCATCTATCTAAATGATGAAATCGACGAATGTTCTCTGGAAGTTATCCAGAAAGCTTTCGACGAAATGGAGAATGCGCCTGATAAGCCCATTCGCATCGAGGTCTCCTCTTATGGAGGGTCGGTGTACGACATGTTCGGTATTATTGACCGAATCAAAGCTTCCCCTTGTACGGTAATAACCCGAGGCTTGGGGAAGATCATGTCTGCTGCAACATTTATTTTAGCTGCCGGAGACGAACGTTCAATTGGGCCAAACTCTTGGGTGATGGTGCATCAAGCTAGTGACAGTATCCGAGGTAAGACTGACGATATGAATCACGACCTTGCGCACCACAATAAAGTACAAGAGCAAATGTACCACTTGTATGAGCGTCTGTCAGGCAAAAAAATATCTGCTAAGCAGTGGAAGAAACTATGTGCGAAAGACCATTACATTCGTGCAGAAGAAGTTCTTGAACTAGGCTTGGTGGATCATGTCACAGAAGAAACTTAAAAAGAGAGAAAGAAATGTGGTCATCAAGCGCAAAGATTTTTTAGCAGGAATACAGGCGCTAACAGTTTACCACCAGGATAGAACTAATGTATTCCTTTCAGTCAAAGAACAATTTGGAGACCAACATCCAGCTACTCTTGAGATGTTTCAAGAGATTACTGATTTGGGCAACATCTTAAACTTTTTGACAGGTCTTATCAATGAAACAAATTCCAATACGGAAACTTTCAATTAGGAGATGTTGTGATACTACGAAGAATTATTAAAGGCGTGAGAATTGCTCTAGTCTTTGCCCTGCTAGTTGCGGCAGTTGGGGGAGTTAGACACCTCAACTTAGAGTACAAAGAGTACAGAGCTACGCAGATCGAAGAAGACTTGAAAGATGCTACGGTTCAACTATCAGTGTGTATTTATAGAAATGCGTGCAGTGGTGGAACTGGTTTTGTAGTCAGTCAGACTGAACAAGGTGCCTTCATCGTTACTAATAAGCACGTCTGCTCTAACGGAATATTCAGGCCGCAAGAACAGCGAACGTATGGGCAAGATGTCTATAGATTCGGATTTGCTGAAGTGACTAGACGAAATGGAAAGAAGAGCCCAGGACAGATCATTAAAGTGTCACAGAATGCTGATCTTTGTTTAATCTACACTCCCATGCGCTTTAAACATACTTTGAAGATTGCTAAGAGTTATAAAATTGGCGATGTCGTTTCTTCGTATGGATTTCCTCAAGGCGGTCCTGTCTACTTGAAAGGTGTGATTAAGAAACATGATCCTTATTGGCTGGGTATTTACAACGAGTCAAACATGCTTGCTTGGTACGGTATCAGTGGCTCTGCGGTAATTAATAGTGATGGCGAAGTGGTAGGCGTAATGTCTAATCTCCTTACGTCAGAGAAGCGCACAGGTCATGCAAAAGACAGAAGTAAAGTGTATGGTAGTTTATTTGTTCCTCTCGAACTGCTTCGAGAGTTTATCGGAGGTATCTAAAATGATCACTGCAAAAGTTCAATATGCTCTAACTCTCTTGCGAGAAGTTCGAGACCAGGCAGATGGTCGTCCAGTGAAATTGAAGTCGGTGGCACAAAAGCACCAACTTGATCTTAACTTCTTGGAGCAAGTTGCTAGGGCTTTGCGCATTCATGGCGCTCTTCGCTCTGTGCGTGGCCCAGGTGGAGGTTATGTTTCTGGCCGTGAGCTAGTAGGCATGACTCTGCTTGAAGTAATGGACGCCGTTGAAGCCGCAAAACAGTTGAAACACGCAGTCCCTTCTGAAGAAAGTACGCAGCTTAACCAAGCCGTACACTCAGAATTGATGCGAGTAATCTCAACTATCACGGTGTTGTAATGAGAAGGTTGTCGGAAAGGGATCGCCTCTTAGTTGAGTTGGTCCACATGCTATCGTATGGTGACAAGCTTGACTTCGGTCTCACACTTGAAGAAGTGGTTGAGTACCTAGAGAAACCCATTCCGAGAAAGCAAAATCGAAATGCCCTTCAGTGCTTGGATGCTGATGGTGAAAGGTTTCTTCAGCAGCTTAAGGACTACTTAGTAGACCGAAAGTCTTGACAACGCTTCTTTAGTAGTTCGTGTGTGTAGATTGCCGTGGCTTGAGAAGTTCCACTCATATAAGCAAAGCCTTTCTGTGAAAAGGATTTCTTGGCTTCGCCGTCACGCCAAACTAGTTTGCTCAAGCCAAAGTTAGAACTCTTTGATTTTAATCGTTCACTTACGCCGTTGCCGACTGCAATTAAATTTTTAAGCGGCAAGGCAGCAGGATAATAAGGTTTTGTTGATATGTTTACTGAGTCATTTCCGGCAGCAACAACAACCGTGGCCTTTGAGCGTCTAATCTCTACCACTTCTTCTTTCATATACTCGTAACCACCACCAGAAAAATTGATAAACTCTACTCCTAGCTTATTGGCGTACTCCAAACAAGTATCAGTAGAATGACTCTGCGGCCCAAAAAACCTACAAGAGTAGACTTCAACTTCTTTACAAACTGGATCATTCAATTCAGGCCCGTATAAAACTAAACCTGCGACGTGAGTGCCGTGTCCGTGAGTGTCCACTAGCTCAGATTTTCTATTCTTGGTAGATAGGTACGGCTTTATCTTAGGATGGGTGTAGATGCCAGTGTCAATGATCATAACCTTGATTCTCTTACTTACCACAGGCTTCGGTACATCTCGTCCAAAGGATGATATGCAAGAAACTATGAACACAGTAGATAAGAAAATCAAGGCTTTACTCATAAAACTTCCTTTAAAAATCTAGACCAATCATTCCTTTAACAGTTCCGTTAGTGTCAACACCTACGCCAGCACCAATCGGACTATCAAACAATTCTCTTCGGTAGTAGTTCAATCCAGGCACAACTTCTTTTTTGCTGTGAACTGATGCGCTCTTACCGTTGGTTGTCGTTTCAATCTCGGTAACATCTTTACGAGCTTCTCCCATAATGATGTTCTTTTTGCCTGAAACTTTACAGTACAACTTCTTAGTGAGAGTTTGATTTTGCCCAACTAAAGTTTTCTGCTTACGAGGCACGACCATAAACTTCTCAGCGGGAACCGTACTAGTCTTTCCATCGGCAAGCGTCACAGTGATAGTCGCTCCCTTTAAGTGCTTGGGAAGTTCAGTGTTCACTTCGTAAACTACGTCTTGAGTTTCCACTTGCGCAGACTCAGAGCAATTTTCAGCCGCATTTACAACACTCACAAGAAACATAATCATAAAAACAATTGCGTATTTCATATAAATTCTCCTTAGTTAAAAGTAATTACTCGAAGTCCAGTGTCAGAATAAACTGCCAAAGCATTCGCACTAACCCAATAAGACTCGCCTTCTGAAACTTCAGCAAACTTAGAGTTGCTAGAACAATTGCTACTCGTATAGAGTGCATAATTGTTATTTGAAGCCTTCAAGTAAGAGTTTGTGCCTGTCAATCGAGTGCAAGAACTTCCTGAGAATGAGACGATTGTAGCACCAGACGAGCCAGCCGGACCTTGAATCCCCTGCGGTCCTTGAGGGCCTTGTGGACCAGTTGGTCCAGGCTGTCCATCAGCACCGTCCAATCCTGGAGCCCCTTGCGGACCTGCAATTCCTTGAATACCTTGTGGCCCTTGAGCACCTGGAATACCCTGTGCTCCATCCGAACCGTTCGAGCCGTTAGTACCTGGCAAGCCTTGGATACCTTGAAGACCATTGAGACCGTTGCACGCAATCAAACTATTGGCATAAACATCGCCTTGAGATACTGTCAACGAATCATCCATGTCGATATACATGTCAAGACGTGACCCCGACGACTCACACTCCAATTGGGTAGACTGTTTGTACTCGGACACGATTGAGTGACCATTTCGACCATCAATAGCCGTGACCGTTGCCTCTAGATTTCGATCATTAGCACAACCTGCGATAAGAACCATTACTAGCAAAATCATTACGTTTTTCATTTTATTTTCTCCTTTTAGTTTTTATTAAATACGACCATCATCTGACAAAATTTGCCTAATCGTTTCTTCTTCTTCAAATGAATCCTCACACACTCGCATAACCAAAGCTTCACCTTCGTACTGTGAGTGTTGATTTGCCAAGTGGAGAATGTCTTCTCTAACTGACTCATCAATACCCTCATAGCCGTGGTCTTCTTCGTTTTCATAATCAAACGGATCTACTTCCTCGTCTTGGAACGTGTTCTTGCGACCGTACAAAGCTTCATCAGCACGCATGTCGTGACATTGCTGAATCACTTCAAAGCGACAAACACGCATCTTTTGACCGTTGTAATCAACTGGCACCGCAACAACGTCCTTTGGATTGACCTTAACTTCTATCTTTGTCTCGCCAAAGCCTGAAGCATACTCCCACGCTGCGACGTGCAGACCTGCGCTGCAAGTCCTAGTAGGATCATCATCAACCTGCGTTCGAGGCATTTCGCAAATGGCACCAGGGGAGTTGTCAAACTTTCCGGTGTGCTTATCTTTGAAGTCGCTTGTCACGCCTCGGTAGGCAATGAAGCAGCCGTCCTCAGTCAACGGATGTCCATTGTGTTCAAGAAACTTGAACAACTGTTCACGAGACCGAAAGCTAGGATTGCTCTTAAGGTTTTCCCAGAACTTGAGCAAGTGTTCAAAGGGCAAACCCTCACGTCTAAACTCAAGAATTCGAGCATTTAGTTCCGTTGGCAATGCCTCGCCGTCTGAAGTGACGACTTGACCGTCAACCAAGCGAAGCCCATCAGCTTGAAATTGCTTGTAAATATCCACGATGTCTGGAATATCTGTCAAGCGGCTTTCCTTGATTGCTGCGATAACTCTTGGAAACCTTTCGTCGCCACGAGCAATCGCAAACGTTTTTCCTTCAAAATTCACAGTCACGCTATTTTGAGTGATGTGATAGTTTACTTGTGTCATACAATTCTCCTTTGTTATTACTCTTATCGGCAACTTTTCAAAAAACTTTAGTGACTTTTTGCTTGAATTAACAATTCTGTCAAAGCCTCTCGACCTTCTGTCAATGCTGAAAGCACGAAAGCATTGTCAGGTGACTTCTCTTTAACAGTGTTTATCATCAGATCATATTCGGCCAAGACCTCATTGCGGTCAGTTACATGCGCCGCAAGGCTGTAAAGAACCGACAACTGTGCATCGCTCAGCAATCGAAACCGCAAGGCTCCGACTCGGTCTAATTGCAATACTGGAGCGGCTTGATCAATCACCATTGCGTACTGCAACGTATTCATAAATGATCGAGCCATGATGCGGTTAATGCTAATTGTTTCCATAAATCCTTCTTTCTGACCTTTCGGTCTGTTTATTTATTGTTCAAATACCAAGTCATTTCACGTTTACATTCAGCGTGCGAGTATCGGTCCATGTGCTTAAGCAACGGATACTTATCATTGATCAAGGTTTTCAATTCTTGATCTTGCTCAAGGAAAGATACATAGTCCGCATCATCTTTAAACATCTTTACCAGCATGTCAGGTACTTCCGAACCGTGAACTTGACTTGCGGCTTTCTTCATCAGCTTATAATGATCGACCATTTTAGTCAACTTTTTATTCTTAACACCCTCAAGTTGAGACAGTTTCTCAATCACGTCTGAATTCAACGCTTTAGCATTCATCATTCTGAGACGCAGATCATTAGTTAACTTGACTCCGGCAATCCAATCAGCATAAGGAGTGAAGCCAGCTTCGTCCTTAATGATGTCCGCAGTGGTATTGGACACGGCGATAAAGATCGGCTTTTTGCACTTAGGATCACGTCTGTCACCGCCGAATTCTTTGATCATCGGATTGTACTTGTACTTTCCTTCGTTCTGCCACTCAGAGACCAGCAAGTAAATGTACTCCCGACCTTTGGACTGCAAGTCTGTGACGGTCGTGTTTTGAGTATCTCGGCCCCAGCCATTCAAGTAGTGAAAACTTTGCTGTGACGCAAGCTTTGCGGCTTTCATGGCTTTCGGCGTTCGAGGTGGAACTACGAAACTGATCGAATGAAAGTCTTGAAACTTGTTCAAGACAGCTTGCAATTCTTTCATGGCTTTCGCAGGTGGAACATCAAACTTCAATTGGACCGTTGCTCCAGTCGAGTCGATAGAGGTAGTTTGACGCTCTCTGATCACATACATTTCAGGGTTGTTTGCGAGATACGCTCGAACTCTGCGATTGAATGTGACCGCATTCTCGTCTTTAGTTTGCAAGAAAATTCTGTCCATGTGCTCGAAAGGAATTCCCTTGGTAGACGATGCCTTGACCTTGTCTCTGAATTCAGTGTACTTTGCGAAGTGAACTGAACCCAAAAGGGGAGTGTAAAGGAACTGTCCATCGAAACGGAAACCTTTGTACTCGTTGTTCTGCATCACAAAGAAACGGAACATGCTGTGATAAGTCTCAACGAAACCTTTGACAGTAGAGATTGCGCCGATCTTATCTGAAACGTGTTTCTTTACGTCAGTCAATAGTTTCGTGCCAATCTTAGCAAGACCTTTACGAGTGAAGTCTGAGTCGTCAAGCTTCTCACGGCTTGCTGATACTTGCACAAGACCATTAGGGATACGGATCACCATCGAGCCATTCAATTCGTTGCGAAGGTCTCGCAACTGTGGCACCTTGTCGAGCAAGTCTCTGTTAAGGTTGTAAATGATGCCGTCAACGACTAGCAAGTCAGTGCGACCATAAGCATTCAAGAAGTCAGGCATTGACACGTTGCTAGGTACGATGCTCAAAGCGTTGACATCATAAGTTGACAGCGCATCAGGGAGTGTCACATTCTTAAGCAGTGGAGTCTCTTCTTTATTCCAGAAGTAACATGCACGCTTGATCGAGTTACAAAATTCTGTAACATCACGAGGATTGACTGCCACTTGAATTTCGCATCCATTCGGATCGTCTGTCTTTTCAGTAGACAGCAAGTCAAGTTGACCAACGTTAGACGCTCCAACGTGTGCATGATAAGTGCGACGAGTGCCGTTGACCGTTGACACGATGATGAAACCATCAGCATAAGACCATGCGGACTTAGCACCGATGCCAAAGCCACCAGTTTGTGTATTGTTTTGACGCTTTGTTGATGCTCCGTAAAGCACGAACACGTTAGCCATGCGGTCTGGACTAATGCCAGGACCAAAGTCTCGAACCTTGAATGTTGGCTCAAGTTGAGTCGGTGCCACAACTTCAATGCGTCGTGTCTGTCCAGCCTCACGATGAGCATCACGAGCATTGCTCATATACTCTTGAACGAGTGTGCGAATCTTATGCTCATACAATCTATTGCGCAGGATTTCGATCACCACGCTTGCATCACCGATGCCAAACGACTGTGTCTCAGTTTGTTGATTGCTTTCGTATTTGTTACCGTGTCCTGCGATTCTCATTTTATTACTCCTTGTTACTCGGCTTCATTGCCTTTCATATAATACTTATCGGCAGCTTTCCAAAAAACTTTAGCGTTATTTTGAATTTCTTTTTCTATACTCAGCCATGTAAGCTTCGTCTTTCGCAATTCGAGACGCTTGCTATTCATCAGTCTCATCTCGATAAGTATTCCAACAAACAAAAATGTCTTGCGAGAATGAGCTATCCTCTGCAACAAAAACAAAAGTGTTATGGCCTACAATCTCTTGCAATTGTTCGATATTTATCGCCGTGTCTGGCAACAAAGCTTTGTGACTCGTTTGCACTTTCTGCTTTCCATAGTTAATTTTAATTGCGTAAGCATACGGTCCCATGTTCTCTCCTATTTCAATGCTTATCGGCACAATTCTGAAAAACTTTAGCGGTTTTCAAAATTAAAAAACCAATACTTTTTAAAAATCTGCGTTCCTATATCGACGACTGCTCCAACTTGAAACGGATCTTTGTAATGATCCTCTAATACCTCAATTTTTAAAATGTTTTTGCGCTTGTTAACTTCAACAACTTGAAAACGAGAAGGCTTGTCTGAAAATGAGACAAGTAAAACGTCTCCAATATGGAATGCAATGTGTCGTTTATACAATATCGTTTTCATTTTTAACCAACTTTCTAATGTCTTCCATTGATACAAGTCCCATCGGCGCAAGTCCAGTGTTCGCATTCTTTAATTCAAAGAAGAAAGCAGGTTGCTCGCCGAAAGCCTTGAATTCAAAATCAATTTGCGTGACGTGTCCGACTGGCTTGGTCAGGAAATACGCCGCATCATACCAGGACCGCAAGTCTGAACTGCCTCGGATATTGTCAGCGGCATTCTTAGACTTCGATGTCTTGTTGTGATGCACCAGCATGATTGATGTCCCGCTGTCACGTTGCAAGTGACGAAGCTTTGTCAAAATCTTAGACATCTGAGACGTTGAACCTTCGGCAGTGTTCGGAATGAGACGGACCAAAGGGTCTAAAATGATAAGCAATGGCCTTTCCTTTAAGACTTGCAAGCGCAATGCCTCAAAGTGTTCATCATTATCAAGCGCAAAGCTTTGACCTGCCACGATTGAAACATTCTCTTTCAATGCCTTGGCACTGCCTTGCTTGGCTCGATTGATTTGCTCTAGACGCTCTCGAATGATTGCACCGCTGTCCTCGCCTTGTATCATCATCACTCGACCTTGCTTGACAACGTTGTAAACTCCGAAACACTTCTCACCTGTGGCAATACTGACTAGCAATTCCCCTGCCAACCAAGACTTTCTCGTCTTGGGATCACCTGCCACGAGACAAGTTGACGACTCTGGCAAAAGTCCCTCAATGAGCCAGCTTGTGTTGCCCTTTGTGTCTAATTGGTCTATTGATTCAAACTTAAACATTGGTCCCTTGCCTTTCTCCTACTCTCATCGGTAGGTTGATTGAAATACTTTAGCAAAATTATCAAGTATTACAATAAAAAAATGTCACCCTAGTGACCTGTAGATGTCTCAGGTAGATACATATCTGCGAACTGATCAAGTAGAATTGCGGCGTACACCTCATGTGTATTAATGTGAGACGGTAGATTGGTGAACAAGATCACGAAACCCGACTCCTCAAGTGACTCGATCCAAGACAGTATGTCATCGTCTAACTTATGGACAAGACGCTCAACTCTGGCATATTTGGATTGACCTTTAATTAGTATCATTTTAATACTCCTTTTCTTGAGTCTTTATAATGGCTCTCAATTGATCTTGTACGGCTTGCATTTCGACGAAAGCCTTTCGATACCTTTCGAGCAATTCAATCGGGACCGTGTGACCGTACTCTTCGAGGTAGTCTTGACCAAACATGTCAACGGTCTCGGCTTCGTTGTAAACTCTCACTTGAAAGGCATCTGTCTCAAAGAGATACGCATTACGTTTCATTTTGAAACCCCTTCAATTTGTTGTTCCAATTCTAGATACTCATTGACAAGCCTGTCCTTTTCTTGCTTTTCGGAATACTTGAAACGACCGCTGTCAATCTTTGGACTTAAGTCGCTAAGCCGCTCCGAAATTTGTCTCATGCGCTCGACTGTTTGCGCTGAATTGATACGCTTAAGCCTTGCAATCTCTACTTTCAAAAACTGTGCCAGCATTGGCATGTCCGACGCATTGACTCGTTGATGTCTGTCAATACCTTTGACAATCTCTTCGAGCCTTGCGATAAGCTTAGGCTGTTCCATTATGAGACTCCTTTCGACTCTTCAAAATGGACCGCTGTCAAGTCGTCGCTTATGCGGTAGCATCCGAGACGCTGGACACCAGCCATTGACTTGATCCACTCGGTAGCTTGCTCGAAAGTGTCGAGCGGAGTCGATAAGGTCAAAGCGCCTTGCTGGACCATGTACCAAGAACGACCGCCAAGGGTATGCTTCACAATGAGACATTTCACTTGGCACCCCCAACGGCTCGTTTTGAGACAGGTAGATTGGTCTTTGTCGGCTTGTGTTGACGCTCGGTGCGGACTTGTTTTTGTGCCTCTTGAATCATGCCTTGGACCGCTGTCAATGTCGTGTGGGCTCCGTGTTGCCTCACGACTTCGATCAATACTTGCGCAAGGTTGACCAGCAAAAGACTTTCCTCATTGACTGGACTTGCTCGACGATCATTCAACTTGATAACATTTGATTGACTCATTTTGATACTCCTTTGTTTATTGTCTGAAACCTTATCGGTCGAAACGCTCAAAAACTTAAGGGATTTTTGTGTCTCAAATTAACACGCTCCCCAGCCAGCCAGCATCGTACTAAATTGAGACGGTTTTGCTTTCGTCAATGCTTTTTGCCTTTCGGACTTGACAAGACTTTCGAGCCTGTCTTGCGCCGCCTTGATTTTTGCTTTCAGGCTTTCAATGCGCTTGACTAAGGCTTTCGGTCTTAAGTCCGATTGACAGACTGGACAGCAAGACCGCTTGACGTGACTCATTGAAAGTCGAGACTTGCAAGCGCCGCAAGTCTTGAAACCGCTGGACTTATCAAGCGGCGTCGATTCAAGGCTTGCAAGGTCTTGAGTCAATGCCTTGACCGCTTGCCTTGCCTTATCAATGCGCTTGCTTTCGACTTTCAGGTCAAGAAAATAGACGGCCACCACAGTGTCCCATTTTGAGGCATGTTTCAAACAAAAATCATGTGCCTCAGATTGAGACGTAAAGACTTGATCAAGTCGATAGTCTACTTTTGAGACAGTTTGAAAGTCGCCAGAATATCCCGATTGATGTCCATTTTCGAGACGGTCTTGATCTTGCTGATTTTTGAAAGCGTCGTAAATCTCATTTCGAGACAGCTTTCCTTTTTGTATCAATTCGATATTAGTTGATCCCATTTTGAGACTCCATTTCTGTCTCGATTAGAGACGTGTAGTATCTCATTCTGAAACACCATGAATCAGAAGGTTTCTCAGTTTGAGACACGACCTTATAAGTCTTGCCTTGAAATGAGACAGTTTGACCTTGTTTCAATTTGATAGGCCACCAAACACTTCGTTGCATTTTGATACGTTCCATTGTGAGACTCCTTTGCTTATGTTAAGAAAGCCCCTGCCCCAAAATGAGACAGGGGCGTGGAGTATCAAGCCGACTCATCCATTGAATCGTTGTCTCGATTTGAGACACCTGATGGAATTTGTAATCGTTTCAATTTGAGAACTTTTTGCGCAAGCCGCAAGCCTTCGGTCCAGTCCGTTGCGTCGCCGTCGCTTGACACGTCAATGCAAGCGCCGAGTCGATAAGACAAGACGATAAGGCAAGCCGTGACGACCGTATCATAAGGCTTTCGAGCGGTCTTGCAAAAATTGAATGACTCATTTTGAGAAAAGTGTTCACGCAAGACGAAAGTCTCGTGACCGTCTTCTTTTGAGCCATTCACATTGAGACCGCCATACTGTCCCAATTTGGTATGGGCACTGAAACCGGACAGACCGCCGTTGACGTTGCTATATGCCAAAATGATACGTTGACAGTCAATCAATGCCTTTTGATAGTTCGTCTCGATTTGAGACGCCTTGCCTTTCGGCGCTTTTTTGAAAGTGAAATAATGCGTATATCCCATTTTGATACTCCTTTGTTTTGAGACCGCCGTCTTGACGGTCTCGGTTTTTTTGCTGTCCTTATCCTTATCGGTCGAAAGTTTTAAAACTTGAGACTTTCGGTCAACTTTATTTTTGAATCAATTTGAGTCGTCAATGATTTCGACCTCAGAGTCAAGATATGTCTCATCTTGAGTCACATAAGCTTTCTCAAAATGAGCCGACGACTCGCCACAACAACCTGTATCATCTTGAGACACTTCGTCCATGCAGTACGGACAGCATAGTGTCTCATCTTGAATCATTGACTGTTTTAATTTGATTTGTCTCATATTAAGCCACCTTTCCGATGGCTGTCTCAAGTTGAATCACGAAACCTGAAAGGTCTTTTTTTGCCTGTCCTTTGGCTTTCAAGGCAACGAAAGCGCCTTGACCGTCCAGCGGTTTCAAGTCAAGGAAACGCAAGTCGTGAGAGTCGCCGTCAATCACTGGACGGCTTTCAAAGGTTTCAGGAAACGCCTCAGTTTGAAACACGGCGGCAACGTTGAAACCTAACTGTATCGCTTTGAGACAGTCAGCATGATTTGACTCACTTCGAGAAAATGTCAAATGATAATTAGGTATCGGATTGAGACGCATCTTTTCGAGACGGCGTATCACTTTGGTATAGTCGTAAAACTGTATCGTTTTGAAACGCTCGAACACGTTTTGACCGTCGTCTGTCTTGACAGCGGTCCAGTCAATGTCACTTGTCCCGTTGAGTCTCACGACCGCTTGCAAGCCGTGTTTTTTTGCCTTGCGCTCGACCGCTTGCAAGTCCTTAACTAAGTCCGCAAGGAAACCTTGACGGTCTTTAAAAAATCGTTGTGTCTTTTTGATACGAGCCTGTTGTATCGAATCGAAACGGCCACGTCCAGCCGTGTTAAGGCAAGCGGCGGCGCATCCACGGCTTGCCATTGGACAGACGTTGACGCCTGAAAGCTTATAAGGCGCAAAATGCAAAATATAGGACAGAAAATCTCCTTTTGAGGCATTTTTTGCGGTTTTCGCATTGGCATGGGCTTCAGTTAACAATCTCATTTTGATACTCCTTTGTTTTGCAAGCCGTCTTGACTTGCTTATACTGTCTTATCGGTCGAAAGTTTTAAAACTTGAGACCTGAAAGCAAAAAAATCAAAAAAAACTTATGCGGCGGCTTTCAAGCCTAAGATGTCTAAATCTGAGACAGTTTCGTTGGTGTCGTCCCAAACTAAGACAGTCCGTCCGCCGTGACCGTGAAGCAAGACCGCATCAGTCCACGTCTCAAATTGAGTCACTGAATTGATCTTGCGAGTCGAGCCGTCCGCAAGTCTTGCGTCAACGGTCCAGCGGACTTGAGTCAAGCCGCTTGCGTCAACTTGACCGCTTGCAACGTGACCGACGCCGCTTGTCCCTGTCAAGTCTTGAAACCTTATAAACTTGAATGTTCTCATTTTGATACTCCTTCGGTCTCGGCGTCAATGCCTTGACCTTATGCTTATCGGCGCAAAAAAATAAAACTTAAGGCAAAAATCAAAAAAATCGACGGCGCTCGAAAGCGCCGCCGTTTCAAGGTCTTGACCTTATGCGGCTTGAATAATGCCACCGCTTGTCTCAATCTGAGACGCAAGATCCCATAAGGCCCGATTGACTTCGATTGATCGGTCAATCGAATTGATTCGACGTGCCGTCATGTTTCGGACTTGACCTTGACCGCCGAGTCGAGTATAAGACAGACCGCCTTGCAAAGCATTTTCCTGAATTCGATTGAATACGGTCCAAAGGTCTTGAGACCTATCGTCAAGACGGCGGACTTTCAAAAGTGTCTCAGAACGAACCAATGGAATCACGTTTGTATCACTTTGAGACGGCAAAAGCAACTTGCTTGCTGCTGTCGCAAATTGAGACGCTTGTGCATCGGTCAATTGGATTGACGACCATTTCTCGATTTGAGACGCAATCGTATCAGTTTGAGACTGAACTCGATTTGCGGCTTGCAAGACCTTAGTCAATGCGTCGCCAACGTGGACGACTCGAATTGACTCATAAGCCTGTCCCACAATGAGACCGTTCGAGCAGACAATGCGGAAAATTCCCATCATGAGACGGAAAGCCGCCGTGCCATCGTATGAATTTGAGACAACGATTTCGGGCGTCAAGCCTGAAAGCGCATTGACTGTCAACGACGGATGTCTCAATCTGATAAGGTGTTTTTGAAAGCCTTGCTTTTCAGGCAAGCGAACACGAGCCGTCTTAACTTGAGACACTGTATAGCCAGCCGCCTCGAATTGAGACACCAAAGTCGCCGTGTTAACAGCCTTGTATCGTTCTGATACGTTGAAACCTGCATTTTTGTCGAAAACTTGAATCTGACTCATTTTGATACTCCTTGTTTTTGCGGTCGAATCATTTCGCCGCTTATACTGTCTTATCGGTCAATCAAAAATAAACTTGAGACCTGAAAGCAAAAAAATCAAAAAAAACTTATGCCGCACGTCTCACTTTGATACAAAGGACTGGCGTATTGAAAGCCGTCTCAATTTGAGCCGATTTCATCGCTTTCCAGCCTTTCAGCATTTTGCAGCCTTGCGCTTTCGCTGTCCGTATCTTTTTGATACACACGTTCGCTTGTCCAATTGGCAACTTAGGTATTCTCATTTTGATACTCCTTTGTTTTGCAAGCCGTCTTGACTTGCTTATACTGTCTTATCGGTTTCAGTTTATAAAACTTGAGAGAAAAAGTCAACTATTTATTCTCAAAATGAGATTCGACCTTGAATTCAATGCCTTAGACAGCAAAAAATAAATTGAAAGTCTTAAGACCGTATAAGGAAACATAAGGACAAGACAGGATAAGACAGACCGAAAGGCATAAGGACAGACAAGACAGGTCAACGGCTTTCAGGACTGATAAGGATAAGCAAAAATAAAACGGCGGTCTTGAAACCGCCGCCTTGACGAAAGCCTTATATTGACAGACCGTGAAAATCACTCAAAATCAGAAAAGTCTCTATTTGAGACAGTTAAGGCACTTGTCCCGAAATGAGAATCATAGACGTTTATCAATTCGAGACATAAGGCATGAACCGTCTTATTTCGAGACACTTGCATTGCCCTTTCCGCCTTAGACTTATAAGACATGTCGCCACCCATAGTTGACTCATATTGAGACAGACTTAGTTGGTCAACGATTTCGTTCCATATTGAAACAAGATGTCCGTTGATTGAATTTCGTTTCATTTTGATACTCCTTTGTTTTGCAAGACTTGCTTGTCTTGACCTTATACTTATCGGCGTCAATTGACAGGACTTAAGGCTTGAAAGCAAAAAAATCAAAAATAAATTCTCAGAATGAGACTGACAGCGGTTTCAAGACGAAAGTCAACGGCTTGCAAGACAGACGAAAGCCGTCTAGACAGTATCTAGTCGAGCGCATAAGGCTTTCAATCCTAAACTTTCAAGACCTTATAAGATAAAAAAGAAAAAACAAAATGAGCGTCTCAAAATGAGACTCTGACGATAATATACATTATCATCAATGTATCAATATGGGATTCCCTAGTGGTTACGGGGGGATAGCTGCCTTGCAGTGCCGAGCCCAATACCTGTGCCTAGTAGTCTGTCACAAAATTTTTTTGTATTATATTAGATGACGCACTGCGTCAAGATTTCAACCGCCCCGAAAGTTTGGTTCCATCGGGTCAAAATTCTGATTGAAAAATTTTTTTTATAGTGTGTAATAAGTTCTTGATAGTTCTACTACTTTTTGTAATTTTTGCACACCTAAATGACGCATGGTGTCATAAATTACTATTTGCGTAAATCTTCGGGTTCGGAGGGCTCATCGGAAGGAATTCCGAACTCCGGTGGAAGTGGGCAGGAACGTTTGCTACAAGTAGGACGTATCTTCTGACGCACTGCGTTAACGGTTTCTTTGGTGGCACCTTTAAAGAATAGGATCGTCAGGACGGCAATCGAAGTTCCGATTAAGCACGTCCAGAAAACTGCGGTTTCGAGTCGGTCACTTAATTTCCGCACAGATCGTCCCATCATCTTTGATCACTTGAACGTGTCCGGTATTCATTCCCAGCAGGTATCCTAAAATCAAGGATGCTATGACTGGTATCCAAAATGCTAATAGTCGGGCTGCGAAACTTTCGTACATCACTTATTCCCCTTTTCTTTCTGCAATCCTCGAACGCTGGACAAAACTTCTTCGAGGCTGATATTTGGAATTCCCATTCGTCTAGCTCTAAACCACAGATACAAATGGTCAAGTATATGTCTCATGATACGAGGCTTGTAGGCATAACGCAAATGAGCCAGCACATGCTGCTTATGGTTGTCCGTTATTAGACAAATAGCAAATTTGGTGTTTTCTACCTGAATAAGCAAATTATCGTGACTCACGGTACTCTCCCCATTTCCCCTTTGGGCACGAAGCCCATTTCACTCTCACCTTGACCTCTATGAAACATTTACACACCGAACAACGAAAACCACGGTTAGCAGGACAGGCTTTACAGATTTTCAATCTCTCGGCAACGTAGTCTTTAGTTTTCATCGTTTAGTATATTTTTTACATGATCAGCAGCAACTAGAGCTGCCACCAGTACAAAGTACATTGCGACTGCTTTTCGCTCTGGCGTTTCGGACAAAGCTCCCAACAATAAGCAAACGTTGATCAAAATGGCTTTCATTACGTTCTTGCTCATACCGCACCACTACCACGATTGTCATCATCCCAAAAAGCTCGCTGATCTTGTTGAGCGCCATCTTCAGGTTCCCAAGTGTAATCGGCCACTCCATACTCGTAACTTCCAGGAACTTTTTGTCCATCTGCAAAATGAACGTATCTAACTGGCGGTTGCATTCCGGCTTGTTCGAGCGTGGTCAAGATGACATCAGCACTCTTCAATTCTTGTTCTGTAAAATTTACACGCAATCCATGAAAACGTCCATTTAGGAAATCCAATTGGTTTGCTATGAGTTTTAGAGCCTCACTTCGCTTCATCTTTTTCCTTTCGCACTTGTTCTACAAAGTGCTCTACGTCTTCATCTCTTAGAAATGAGACGTTGTCTGGCAATTGTTCTAGTTCTTTGCCTCCACCATTCTCATAAAAGTCCCTAATTTTATTTAGGAAATAATTGTCACTCTTCTCGTTTTTCATTTTCCCCACTCCTTGCCTGGTTCGACAACTTCGATAAGTTCAATCTTTACTTTCACAACGCCACAAGAATCCGTACACTTGCGCTCCGTTTTCAAATCCTCGATTGTAGGGTAAATCGTGGTTCCGCCTAAAGCTTCACCCAATTCCCAGTTCCAATCGGTTTGGCACATGTATCCGGTTTTTACCTCATCCATGACTCAAACCTTTCCAAGTCGGTTTCCGTTTATCGTTTTTCCATTTCTCTTGAAGACAGGCTTTATACGCAACAAAAACATCTGCCTCATCTTTAAATGGAGTACAGTTTACAAAAGGCGTCATTTCACCCTCTGGCATCAAATCAACACCAGAACAGAACTCAAGCATGTAATCTCTACACTTATGAATACGTCCGTATCGGTTTTCATATTCCTGAAGCAATTCCTTAAATAGCTGCAAAGTCCACTGATAATTACCTTTAGACTGCCTGACCCATATCGAGCAAGGGTGATTCACATGAGTTGTTCTATACGAAGCTTTTCCGCCAGATACATTGATTGCCGTCGCTAACAGTTGAGCAGTCTCCAATACCATCTTCACTACCCTCTTATCGTCTAGGTAGCTTGCACATTTCCACGGTTCTGGGCTAACGACAAATATGTTCATTTAAACAGATCCTTTTTATAATTCTTACTAGCATTCGGACCTAAATCAGCTTTAAGCAGTCCAGGAGTTGTATCCTTGTCTTTGCACTTGTCCGAACAAAAGTGCATTATTCGACCTTTCTTAGTGTGTCGCTCGTACATAGCATTTCCATCTCTGATGATGATACGGCACATGTCGCAGATGGTCCCACCTAGTTTGATCATTGTAAAAACTTCTCCTTACGAAAGAAATCCCATTGATAATGCTTTCTGCCCATATACAAGTTAATCCTGAAATACCGATAACATTCCGAATTGCGCCACACAAAGTTAATGCCCCAAGTTCGTATAGAAGAAAGTTCGCTTTTAAGATTTACCAAACTCAAACTCCACCCCTCAGTATTCTTTGCTTCCACTCTTCCCTTACTCTTTCTAATTCTTCCTCTGCCATAGCGGTACAGTCCTTATTCCCATACCGTCTTAAGGTCTCAATCTCTAAGTCTTTATCTTGTAATACTTGATTCAATCTGTCAACTTCTTTTTTAGAATCTTGGAGTTTTAATGATAGGAATCGAATTCTAGCGGATAGCAGGGCAGGGGATGGAGGAAGGTCGGATTCTAGGTCTTCGACTAGTTTGTCAAAGTCTTCGGCACTTAGGGTTATGTGACCGTTAGCGTCGTATGGAACGTCTGAGGCAGCGGGTAGCGGGACAGTTGAAGTATCTAGTTGGGGGTTATCTGTGTACTCTTGCATGATGGTCTTGGGCTGCGCTTTGCGAGCCTCGGCTTCTTCAACCACAGGGCATGTAATTTTTACCTCATCTGCAATCTGTTGCATCTGGCGAAAATTTGGTGCGACCTGCGGTGCTAAAAGAGCCTCGAACCTAGCAGCATCATAAGTTGCGCATTCACCTCGGTCATCTACCACTGTTAACCACTTGGCATCTTTAGCGGGTTCACCGACCACAGTGTAGATGCGGTCTTTCGTCAAATGGCCTAAAGGTCTAACGCACTTTACTTGTCTCATCATCTAACCTCGATTTCAGTGTCTTGCATGGGCTTAACCACTATTTCGGTGCCGCCGACTAATGTTTCTACGAATAGGACTGGATAACCAACTTCTTTGGTCAGAGCGTGGTAGAACTTCGGGGAGACCGTGATTTCCGAGATGAGTCCGGTATTCTTTTCGATCCAACAGTCAATGGTGAACACTAAGCGTTGCATCGGACCTTCTTGCATTCTGTCCGAAAATCCATTACACATCTGAAGTCCAAGATAGCCGACTCTCATATATTCAACTTCTTTCTGATAGTCTCTCTGTTTCGTAATTCTGGATAAACTGGCTTGTCTTTAAAAAATGGATGAGCGCAGTCTCGAAGGGTCAACAGAACCACGTTTCCTACGCTAGTGGCTACGCCAGTAATGTAGTGTGCGCTGCACCCCTCAAATAAACGATTCTCACGTTCAGATTCAGACATGTAAATGATTTCGACTTCATCTCCTCGTTCTAACGTAAGTTCTCGCTTTAGATTGGCGTTTTCTCTGAAAGAGAGAAGCAGTATGACCGTAATCAATAAGCACAAAGCTCCTAAGCTAATTGCAAGATTTTTCATTCAATCTCCACTTCATACCCCTCTTCGGAGTTAAAATATTCCGTTTTGCCACAAGTGTCACATTTGTAGTTGTGCATCCAGGCCCAGTCGCCTTCTTCGTACTCAATCTCGTCAACTACGTCTTGATGAACCCAACCGTCACAACCTGGCTCTTTACATTTCTCAGGTCCGCTGCAACAGCAGATTTTACAATCTTTGCCTTTAGTGTGGGGTTTGGACCATTTGTTCACACCAGCACCACATCCTTCACTTCAGGGCAGTGCTCCATCAAAAATGGTTTGATGCCCTGTTCAAATGTTCGCTTCTTACCAGGACATGCCTGACAAGAGCCAGCCATCTTTACGGTCACAATGCCAGCTTCAAAAGACTGGAATTCGCAGCAGCCCATGTGTCCTTCGAGTGCAGGATTGATCACCTCTTCGATAATGGTCTTAATTTCCTGAGCGTTCATTTTGAACTTCCTTTAAAGACCAATAGTCATAACTTTTGCCTTGCAGACCAAAGATATAACAACCAAGTCGGTAAGATGGGAAAGCTTGTTCTATTCGCAGAGGAGTGTCATAGCATTGATCCAAATCATTTGAATACTTATTGGTGTAACCAGAATCCGATGCCCCACCTAGAAATGCACCAATAGAAAGCACTAGGTAGATTGCTGCCAGAAGAGCCAGACCCTCTACCGCCAAATATTTTAAAACACGAATTCGCTCTTTCCTTTTCATTGAAAACTCCTTATCGCCATAATCCCATCCTGAGTCACCCGAGTATCTTCATCAATCAAACCCAAAGCGAACAGTTTGTACCAAGCCATCCCAAAGCAGAAAAAATACTCTGGTGGCGTACTAGCAGCTTGAATCAACAACTCAATGTCACTCTTAGTTAGTTCTTCCATTTTGTAAACCCTCTTAGGCTTTTTCTTCTTTATCATTATTTGACTCATGTACCCACCTTATAATACTTAACTGTTTTTGTCAACTAAAAAAATTCGGGGTAGAGAGACTCGAACTCCCAATCTCCGTTGCTACGGTGTAGTTACCCAACTACCTTACCCCAGGCTCAGCAACTCTTGGTCTTGTCTGGTCATTACGTTTCTCGCCATATATTCCGGCTTCAAGCGAGAGCGATGCCACCCAACTCCACCACATCCACTGCACCCTTAGTTCTTTTTCTTCCGACGCTTACGCTTCGGTTTAATTTTCATATCAAGCCTTTTCAGAGCTTTGCGTGCCTTTTTGATTTTATCTGGAGGCAATTGCTTTAGCTCCGAAATACCTTCCATCATCGGACGGTTGTTGAGCACGTTCAAGCGTTTCATTTCAGATTTACTAATAGAGCGAGTATCTGGTTCTCCTGCGCAAGCGTAGCGCAAAATAGTGAAGTACCAAAATCCCCACTCCCAGATAGTGCAGCCACAAGGGTTTTCAGCGGCAGTTTTCCACATCTTCCACCTAAACGTCAAAGGCTCTACTAATCCAAACTCGTATCGTCCGATTCTCATTTACTTCTCCAGTAGATAAAATGAATTTTCAGTTTCGATCTTAAAACCTTGCTTAGTCTTCTTGCACGACATCACCGGACTAGTCTTAAACCACTCACTGATGCCAGTCATATAAATCGCAACGAAGTCCTCATTACCAATCAAGCACACCGAACCTTTGATTACTGTGTACTGATTTGGATACCCGAGTGGAGATTCATTCTTGGCACCGAGTTTCTTCAACGTGTAAAAGCCTTCATAGTCCAGCTTGTCTAATCCTACCTGCATTGCATTAGCTCTGATGTCGGCCACTAGTTCAGGTTTGTTGTTTACTATCATTTGGTGTACTTTCATAATTAATCCTCAAATAAGTCTTTTTTATAATTCTTACTCGCATCAGGCCCCAAGTCAACCTTTATTAGCGAATTGCTCAAATTTGTCAATTCTTCAGCCCTGATGATTTCGCTTTTCGCAAATTGAAACAATTCAGGCTCGGATACAGGTTTCCAATCCCAAACGTCAACTCCAAGATTGATCTGAGGAATAAAACGATTTTCCTCTTCAAACTTGAACATTCGAGACTTCCACGCATTGTGGACATGACCATTGAGAAGAACTTGCGTCAAACAAGTGGGAGAAGGTCTTAGCTTCTGATACCGAGGTTGTTGCTCGAAGTTTCCATGATCCTCTTGAAATGGGAAATGACAAATCTGTGCAGCAATCTCTTCACCTTGATCAGTCAAAATCGTAGAGTAGCGTTCTGGCAGAATAATGAAACCCATATCTGCGTAACGCTTCTCTGAGTTGGCTTTTTTCTCTTCTCTGTTTTTGTGAAACACTTGATGACACTTATCGTGATTGCCAGGAACTAGAAACCAAGTACCGTTAAGATACTTGCGCATCTCGGCACCTTGATAACTGAGGCTGAAATCACCCAAGCAATACACCAAGTCTTCAGGCTTAACTAGAGCATTAAAATTATCAATAATACCTTGATTCATTTCTTCGACAGTAGACCAAGGTCTATTGCAATACTGAATGACATTGCGATGCCAGAAGTGAATATCGCTAGTGAACCATCTCATGCACTCTTCCTTAGTTTCTGAATTTCTTTTCTACGCATACAGCTTTTCTTTGCGTGCGAAACGTGATCCATGACACACAAGTTAGCTTTAGTGTTATTTAGGAAATCGTCGTCAATGTGGTCTACGTCTAAAGAGGAGTCTGTGACATCTTTAAGTAAACGGTGCAATCGAACGGTTTTCCCATTAATAGTAGTAAAGACGTAATATCGACGATACCCTACAGTACCGTCCTTGCGCTTCTTCACATTTGATCCGATATACCAGTTGTAGCCTTTTACCTTCTCAAAATCTTCCGAGTCAATAATTGCAAACTGATCTGATGCTTTTCCTGATAGTTGTAATCTAGTCGTCATTTATTCCCTCCCTCAAATGACTTTGCTAAAGACTGCGCCATTTTGCGCATAACTTCTTTAACTTCCAATTCAAATCCTTTACTCAACAACCTCGAAGGACTCAGTGTCATCCCATTGATTATCCTCCGGTTCATCACCACTCAGACCTTTGGTCTTACGCAGACGTTCAACAACTTTCTTGAACGGCTCGCCGATGAGGTAACAGGATTGAATAACTTCTTTCAAATCATCAATAGAGAATTGTTTTGTCTCTTTTGCCCAAGTGTCAAGATGCTCGAAATCTTTACCAAGCTTGTGAGTCAAATAGTGCTTACGAGCTTTGAGCGAAGGCAACTTAACTTCGATAGTCTGACTGAATCGACCAGGACGCAAGAATCTAGGTGGAATCTTGTGAATGTAGTTTGTAGTCCCGAGCACGATAGTATTTGGTCGCTGCATCTGACCGTCCAAGAAAACGAGCAATTGGTGCTCACTTCGAGCAATCATCTCGTCAACTTCTTCCAAGATCAAAACCAGCAAACTATCTGGGTTAGTATCCTTAAACCAATTCATGACCAGTTCCAACAAAAGCACGCCATCTACGTTTCCAGTTGCAGTTTTACGATCTACGAAAATACAAATCGCATTTTGGTTCTTAACCGCAGACTCAGTGATTCGATTAACCAAGATCGTCTTTCCAGCGCCAGGAACTCCGTGCATAAGCAAGTTACGCTTATACAAGTATCCAAGTCGCTCGTAACCCGCTCGAACCTCTGGAAGAAGAAATCGAGACATGGTTCGCATGACTTCGACATACTCTTCGCTAGGAAGATCCAAAATGTCATCATGTGTCAACTCAGTCTCGTACAGATAAGCACGCTTGCTTTCGTGGTTAAAATCCATACGATAAATCCCAGTTGGGATCTTTGATTCACGATTCACCGCTTTTGGCAAAACGTAATATTTGTCGTTATCTCTTGAGTAACCGTCGTAACTAACTTCTCGCTTCTTCATAAAACCCTTTCTTTATTTCAATAATGCCGCAATGAAGGAAACCAACAGTGCGCCTAAGAAAATACTAAAAATGATAGCCCACGGAATCCATAAAGGGCTAAGTACCCAAAGCCAAGACCAATCTATATGGTTTGTCAGCTTAAGGGCAACGAATAGAACTGTTAAAAGTCCACCGAGTCCAGGTCCAACTGTTATGCTTACTTTTTTATCCATACGTCCTCCGTTTACCTAGACTGTAGCATTTGACTAAAAAAGTCAACGATTATTTAATAGTGTTTCACAATGGGACGAGCAAGTTCGGCAATCTCTGGATTACCTTGTGCGTCAGCCCTGTGGTAATAGGCCAATGCTCCCATTATAGGATCTGATTCTCCTAGAACGGTATTGCCGAAGTTCTTAGCTCTAAAACGTTTGTAAATCTTGCGAGCTAACCAAGAAAGCGGAGTTTGAAAAACATGCTGAGTTACCATGAGCACATTATTCATATTGTCATCGTCCACGTCGTCAGGAGTAGGCATACGAAATTCCAGCGTGCCATCCTTAGTGATTGGGGCAAAAACTTTAAATAGTGCAGATAGCACTAAAACAAGATCGCCAAAGATGACAAACAGCAGAGCCAAAGGAGCGAAGATCGTACCCAAGTATCCACGAGCAAAAACTCCCCACAACTCAAAATTCAAGAAGTCAGGAGTTTTCTTTTTGACCGTGGAGTCTTTTCGAGCATCAACCCAGTTAGGGTAAATGTTCTGCGCAAACATAAAACGCTTAAGAGATTGCTTCAGTAGGGCAGTCAGTTTAGCTCTATAAGTTTTACCAATATCTCCAGAACGAGCCGCTAAAAAGGCAAGCGTACAAATTACTGGGGTCAATTGATCACGAGAGCAGTTGTTTGGATCAGAACCCCAAAAGTTAGGGTCACAGTGACGTTTGTAAATTCCAGGAGAATCTTCCAACAACTCGAAAGACTTCTCGATAGAAGCAATTTCACTCCATACTGGATTCTTTACGATGTCTGGAACAGGTTGCCTATCGCTGAGTACCATCTTGAAGTTCACGAGAATTCGCAAAGCGACTGTAAACATTCTATGACAAGTGTCTCCACCGTCGCCACCGGACTGAATGAGTTTATAATTATCAATATTCACAGAGTACCTCCATTAAAAACGTGATTCATACTGGAAATCCAGCTTTTCGCATTTGGGCTCTTTCGTACTGCTGAATAGCGGCCATGTAGTAAGATTCCCAATCTGCATATTTCACGAGATTCAAACGCAGAAGTAATTTAAACATGACTTCCGACTGATTGAAAGCAAAAGTCTCTGGATCATTTACGTTTGGCCAGCCTAGACTTTGAAGATGATCTAGCATTACTTTTTTTATTTGAGCTTTTCTTTGAGCGTCCATTTTCTTCCTCTCGTAATTTTATAATTTTCGTTGCAAGTACCACACCAATCACGTCGTCAAAAGTCACTCCTGCAAGCTCTGCTATAGAGCGCAATCTGTCAACAGTGTCAAGCGGCAGTATTAAACTAATTTTCTTTTTCAAATTCCACCTCGATGTTAATTCCAGAATGCGGTACGATTCTCAGCGTTCCAGTTGTTAACGTAAGAGTCACATAAGTAGGCGGTTTATTAATACGCTCGCTATACTCTTGTGCAGTTTCCATACGCCATCCATTTTCACCATGGACCATCTCCATTGGCGGTAGGCGCATAATACCTTTCATCTGTTCTATAAGTTCTTTGTACTTGCTAGAAGGAACTTTTGCCAATACTGGAATTCGCAATGTTTCTAGCGTCTTTTGTTCGCAAAGCTGCGCAATCTCATTAAGTACGCTCATGTAACCTCCAAAGGATCGTAGCCGTAATCAATAGTAATTTGAGAGCCAGCTTTAATGTCTTTGATCGCCGTTACAAAAACTACAGGCAAGCCTTTACTATTATACGCCGTATCGAACTCAGCATTTGGCCTAGAAGAATGATTAAGCAAAGATGCCAGACCTAACGCAATTCCACTCTCAGCTTCCTTAGTATCGTGAAAAGCAAAATCATAACGCCGTAGGGTAAGACTTCCAAGTCTATCTTCAGGAGTAATCAGCAATAGATCATCCACCAATAGAACATCGCCAGCTTCTATTTTGGCAGTAGTAAAAACTCCCCTACCGTATTTACACTTCTTCACGATCAACATCAGATCCCTCCAACATCTTTGCGTAAAGGTCTTCCAGTGTTTCTAGAAGACGCTTCAAAGTAACTTCAGACTCTTCGTTATAAAAAACCATGTGAACAGGAGCTTGCCATCCTTCTAAATTCTTAGATACGTCGTGCGTTATCCCCGCATTCACAAGCAACTGGCTAAAACGTTGATCAGGTAGGGCAGAGTTTGCTGCTTCTAGCTGTTTTAATATTTCGGCGTTTATTTGTTGACGTTTGTTCACGCCTTACCTACAATTCTCGGAGCTTGGCTAATAACCAAAACTCCGCCGTTTTCATCACAAACCCAAAATCGCTGCCCTGGCTCCAACATTAGCTTTCCAAAATCTACAGCTTCATTCACACTTTTAAAAAAGTTATCACCATGCCGTTTTACGGCAGACTCAAAACTTTCTCCCATGTAAACGAGGTAGATTTTCATCGCCAACTCCTCGTGTAACAAGCGAGTGCTCGCATTGTTCCAGAGTCTCTGTAAACTTTAACGTTCAAAGAGTAATGAATCTGTTTCTCAGAATCAATTCCAGTAAGAACTAGCCAAATAGCTTCTTCTGAGTTCTGATACATATCGTGAATGCCGATAGTCATCTCGATAGGCTTCATTCGAGATTCGGCAAGCTTTCTGCCGAGCTTCTTATTAAATGAGTCTTTTGGATGAACTTTGGCAACTCCAACATTTACTGTGATTTTAGGAATCTTCATGCAAGAAGGGATGAACTGTTTTCGCAGTTCTTGCATAATCTCTCGAACATCGGGCTTTTCTAGAACCACAGTTGAGCGATGTCCATAAGATCCATCCCAAGCATCTGGTTGTTCTCTATTATGAAAAATCAAATTCATTTATCTCTCGCTTTCACGGTAATTACTACCGCATCTGAGTTTACAGGACAAGGGTCTGAGCAAAATCCGTGCTCAAGAATAACTTCTTTCTGTGGAAATTGCTGCTCGAACATAAATTTGATTGCCGAGCGTGTGTCGTACAAATTGTATGCGTCCTTGACTTCCATCAAATCTTTAGTAGTTATTCTGAACTGAATAGTTTTAACTTGCGATTGCATTCCTTTTTCCTTTGTTAAGGTATTGCAGGACGTGCTTCCAATAATTTGCGGACTCGTTGGGAGCAACTGGATTGCCATCTTTATCCTTGAAGGACGTAACTGTCAAAGGCTCTACAATTCGCTTTGCTTTCTCCAAGCCGTGTGCCTTAAGCATTCCAGCCGCCATTAGTTCAGGACGAGCTGGTTTAGTATTGGCCGCAGCTTTATCTAAACGTGTTTGACGTTTCAGAGAAAAATCGTAAGGATTTGGGCCTTTTTCTTCTGTTGACTTCTTTTTGCCTTTTGCGCTTTTCATTTTATGCTCCTACCGTTTCAATACCGAGTTCTTTGCGAATAATGCGACTGATGTGAGAACGAGAGACTTTACGTCGAAATCGACGAGCAATTTTTGCAACAGAGTAACCATCGAAAAACAATTCGACCATTCGATCAATTTGTTTTTGCGTTAAACGTTTTGTAGTCTCTTTTCTAACAAGTGCTGTAGAAGTTACAGCCGTAAGATTTACTCTTCGGTCGTCAAGGCTTTTACCATTTCTGCGAACCACCACTCGTTTATTCAAAAGCTCGACAACGTACTGAGGAGAAAAGCCAAGTTGTAAATACTGCTTTGCTGCCAAGATTCGAGCTGTGACGATTTTTTTACCGCCAACAGATATAACGTTATATCCGTGCCTTTCTGTGCCAATTGCACGATAATTTCCACTAGACGTGAGTTTTTTAATAACTCCGTTCTTTTGGATTTTATAGCGGCTAGAAGCAGCTACGGTTACGGCCAATTTATTATTCTGCGTTTTTGAAGTAGACATTTTCCCTCCTATGTTACTTCGGTTATTAATCTTCAATATCATAGCCACGTTTCTTAGGCGTAGCATAATTAAACTGTTGCTCTGCTGGAAGAGTAGAACGCATTTTCTCGTTCTTTGCTTTCACATAAACAGCTTCCTTAGTGAAAACGTTAAAACTCTTCAGCTTAAAAACTTCTACTTTAAAGATTCCATCTGAGTCTGGAGTCTTGCTGATTTTCTTGTAAAACTTAGGTGGAGAAGTATAGTTCCACTCAAGTTCTGAATCTTCTATTCCTTTTACTTTAATCACTTCCGCCTCCTGTTATTGTTGTACTCTACGAGGTATCTGTATGTCAAACTTTTTTATGAAATAATTTTCAGGTGTCTCAATTTGAAGCAACACATCGGACATCGCCATACTGTAACCAGAATCAAAGCCACGATGCCAAAACTCCAAACACACATTCGTTAATATCAAAATGAGAACAATTCCCCAAAGTGCTTTTCTAATAATTTTCATTGTGGTATCCTTTTACTATGACGTTATCGCCTTTAATAGTTGCATTATGCGTAAACACAGGTCCGACATACACGGACGCTTGTAAAGCTGCCTTAGAACAAGGTGCGGCGCAAAGTGGTTTTGCTGGAGCTTTTGAAAGAGTTGCCAAGAGAACCGAACGAGATGTCATACAGTACATAGATCCTTCAGCAGAAGTCGAAATGGCGGCTGCCGTAGCTGGATATACCGCACAAATAGTTGCAAGAAGAAGTGCCACAATAGCCATTCCAAACCCAAGCATTAAAAACTCATCTATACGAATGACTGTTGGCGAAAAAGAAACTACAGTAAACTTCCGCATAGATTTCTAATCCCCTTCTATCCAGGTTTTGCAATTAGCCAACTCAGCAGCTACAAAAGCTTTATTGTTAAGTTTTCTATTTTTACCCGATGGATGGGGTAATTTGAAAAAATTAACAATGCCATACTCAACTAAAGCTTGAGCGGCCTCATTACCCAACGCTACAATTTTATATTGATTAAGCGTGGCGTGAATAAGGGTTCTATGAAACTGTGGATCTACCCTATTGACCATTAGAATCTTAGCTTTTGAAGTCAGAATTTTATTGAGCCATTCTTGAATGCGCTTGTGCGAAGCTGTGCCAACAAACGCAACGTTTGGATCTTTGTTCTTTTTTGATGGCTTGTCGCCTACCAACAAAAGCTTAAGCATCAAAGTGCCCATCGCCTCGGCCTGAATTGTCATCGAAGCTTTCTGTGAGTCTTTGCTTTTTAATATCTTCTAGAATTACGTTGTGCAAATCAACTAGCATTTCTGCTGCACCGCCGAGAGCATACCGCTTAGTTTCATCAGTCTCGGTGACGATTTGATTACGAAGTTTTTCTACTGTATCGGACAAAAGCTTCAAAAGCTTTGGTGCCGAAAGTACATCTGTAGGTTTTACAAAAACTTGCTCAGCCATATTATTTCCTTTGTAAGAAAGTTATTCCATCGAGATGATCTATTTCATGCTGGATGATTCTAGCTTCAAAATCAGAAAATTGTTCTTCTCGCACAATATTATCTAAACCTCTATAACGAACTAGAATGGTTTTGAAACGTTGAACAAAAATGCCCAATTTTGGAAAACTTAAACACCCCTCTCCCGCACGTTCCTTTTTAGGTAAGCGATTGGTGATAAAGGGATTAAACATAACTTTAGGACCGTCTCCTGCATCGTACACGATTAATCTGATCTTAAGTCCTACCTGCGGCGTAGAAAGGCCACAGCCCTTCTTTGCATACATAGTGCGTAGCATCTTCTCTGCTATAGCTTTATGTTCATCAGTCACCCAATGGACCTCCTCTGAAAGTTTTTCTTTCAGAGAAGTGTTAGGATGTAGGACTAACTTATACAGATCATCGTTTTCCATTGCGCATCAACTCCAACATTTTTTCAAGAACTGTAACAGTCATAAAAACATCATGATCTGCCGTGTGCGCTTGCGTAGTGTCGATCTTAAAATGCTCAGCAATAGAACCCAAACTTCCAGAGATTGAAGACGGCAATAGACCTGCTTGAATACAAGCTCTAGCAATCACTCCGGTGTCCATAGTTCTATAAGAAACAAACTTTTGCCACGTCTGCTTGCTCATCAAGAACTCAAGCAACTTTTGAATGTCAAACTGAACGTTGTGACCAACTGGAATGAGTTTGTCTGAGCCTAGTACAGAATTTCCGTTTAAGAAGTTGTAGAGCCTAGTTCCAGCCTCTTTATAAGTAATTGCCCTTTGATCGTGCAATTTCAAATCAATTCCATTAATTCTTAGAGCTTCTGCGGTAACGATGTATTTTCCGTCTTCTGGCTTCATTTCCAAGAGCATAGTATCTAACTCGTTGAAAACTTCATCATGCACGGAAAAATAAGCAGTAAGTAACGAAGTGCCTTCAAATCCTCCGGTCTCCGTATCCAAAACTAGATATTTCATTTTGTGCCTTTCTTAAAATCGCAACTTCATTGCTGCGCTGTTTTTAATTCCATCTCGTTTTTTGTCATAAGAGCCAATAGTCGTATTGACACTGGCATGACCTGCAAAATCTGCAACGTTTCTTGGCGATTCTCCGTTTTCTAACAACTGAGAGATTGCCGTTGCTCTGCAAGAGTGAGGAGACACGCTTCTCGTAACTCCAACCATTTTTGCATATTTCTTTACAATGGCGTAAATTGTTCCGCCGCTAATATCTAGAAGGGATCTATCGGATGCTTTAGGCCACAACGGAGTGCTTACCAAATGTGGTAACAGCATTTCGGCGAGCTTTGGGTGCGCAGGAATCATTCTGTACTTTCCGCCTTTACCAAATACTCGAATAACTATTTGGCCTTCAAGTTCTTTGATGTCAGAGAATTTTAGACTAGCAATCTCTGATCTGCGCAATCCTGCATAAAACAAAAATCCCAATACCAGCTTATCTCGCTCACGCTCTACTGGTTTTTGCGTCTTCTCTACTACTTTGAACATTTTACGAACTTCATCGTCGGTAAAAGCTTGAGTAGGCTCGGACACTGACACTTTAGGTGCTTTGACGCCAGCAAAGGGATCAATGCTAAGTTTTCCTTGGCCTCGCAGGAATTCACAGTAACTACGAATTGTAGACATCTTTCGGGCAACTGTAGAAGGGGACAGTCCTTGTTTGAGCAACTCATCCCTAAAAAGGATGACTCCGCCTCTAGTCAACTCTCCACCAGCAATAACTTGAAACTGCTCAAGATCCGTTTTATAGGCTCTTACGGTTTCGTCAGAATTTTGTCCACCAAGGAATTCGTAATCGACATTCATTTAGTCCTCATTTCAAGTGTTCAATTGAGAGTTCCAAATCAGGAGTTTCGCTCTCTTCATCTTCGTGCAAGATAACTTTATAGCCAAGGTCTTCTAGTTCTTTCTGAATAATCGCCAAACCCCAGAAGTGTTGTTCTTCGTTCATCGGAACGTAAACACTCACTACTCCATTAGCTACCATTTCTCCGATTTTTTCAAAACAAAGTTGTCTCAACCCTCGGGCAACTTTTTGCTTACGAGCGAGCGAGTTTTTCTTTGCTATAACAATTGCATCAGCCGCCGACAGTTTCTTTGCTTGGTTGGACATTCTTTTGTTCCTTTCTCTTTCTATATTCGTTTAAATCAATTACGTCTGCCATAGGTTGAGCTACGATTTTATAAAAACCATGCTCATCCGGTTCCTCTGCTAGAACCCCGATACACCCACATTCAGTGCATTCGTCTTGGTAGACAGTTCCGTACACGGAGTACACTGCTACGGCTTTCCAGTTATGGTTGCAAGTTTTCCATTTATTCATGAGTCCTCCTGTTTCCATACTGTCATAGCCTACAAAATTAGTCAATAATTATTTTTAAAAGCCCTCTCGTTCTGAGCCACGCCTGTACTGCTTGGACATAACAATATGTCCTAAATTGAGAATCATCCATCTTTAGCTTTTGCGGATTAAGATCCACATAGAGCCTAATGGCCTGAGACCTAATCATTTCAAGGTCTGTTTTAGTCATGATGACCTTTGGATCGTTTATTCCGCCTTGGTCGTCCATCCGAGCGCCTCCCCAATAGTAGGGAGTTCTTTTACAAAAATCTCCCGAATCGCTAAAGCTATTTCCTGGTGCTCCTTTTGCGTGCCGTTTCCAGTGCGCAGAGCTAGATAGTGAATCCATGAGCGAAGTGAACCGTTCATGTAGAGTTTCGTCGTAGTAGAAAGCGGCAACAAAAATCTCGCCTGTTCCTTAGCTACTCCCCTAGCAAGAGCTTCTTTGTAAAGCTTTATGCAATTCTCATTGTGCTTTTTCTGAGCGTGAATAAACCAAGCCTTTTCTTCATCAGTCATGTCGTCTTTAGAGTTTTGACGATTTTTAGGATCTTGGCTTCTAGCTTCGTAAACTTCGATGTTCTGCGCTTCTGCATAACGCTGACTGAACTCTTGAAAAGAGAACGAACGGTGTCTGAGTATCTGGGCGGCAATTGCCCGAGAAGTCTCAATCTCAAAAACCATATTTCCCATTTCAAAAATAGAAACGTGGCCATGCTCCAGACAATACTTCAAAAGTCCTGGTTTACCAGAATTCTGATTATTGGGATTTGACACTCTGGCGCAATACATCACCAACTGCTCAGGGTTATCAAAACCGTTCAAAGCAGCTTTTACTTCTTCGTCACAGATTATAGTTTTAGCAATAAGCTTGACTTTCATTTTAGTCCTCTACAACTTCATATTGCTCTTTTAGCAATTCAACCGCCATAGCCATAGCTCCATTTCTAAACAACCAGTGCTGATGACTTAGATGTGATTCTTCTCGCAAGTTATGTTCTTTGCGAGTAAGCTTCTCCGCAAGGTCCATACACTTTCCAACAAATTCTGATTTCTTAATTCTTTGCTTCATATTTTTCTCCTTAATCCCACCATGACTCTTGATACTTCGCCATAATCCCAAAAAACCAACGAGTGTCCCGAGCTTTAACTGAATCGTCTTTTTTATATGCTTCCACAAACTCTGCTCGTTCTTCTGCTTCTTTTTCCGGCGGTACTCCTGGTCTTCCCATTCCAGTGTATTTGCGACCTTCTTGGTCCACTTTCTCGATGAATTCAATGTCACCCCACTTCTCGTTATGCAAACCTGTGAAATAGAAGTAATCATCTTCTAGAAGCTTCTCTCCAAGTTTTATACACAACCTGAGACTTTGCTGTGGCAATTTTTCTGGAATATGATGCCCTTCCTCAAAGCACGCCTTTTGCATACGCTTCATTTTAAAAATCATGAGTTTTAAAAGATAGGCATGATCCCAATCGTAGTTATTCCATCCGATTCTAGCAAAAGCCAAAGACCTAGCTACCTTTCTGTAAAATCTCACAACTGGCCAAAAAAGCTCAGTGAGCTTAGTTTTCCAAGTTTCTTTACTTTCAAGACTTATTGGTTTTACATTCATCATGTTGCTTCTCCCAAGATTTCATATCAATAAATAATCCATAAACTCTTCGATACATTTTTTCTTTTCGTTCATTCATCAATTCGGTGTCATATTTGACTAGCACGAATGGAATCTTTTCGCTTTTAAACCGCTTAACCCAAAAGTCCATATCACTTTTTACGGTCGTCGGCTCCATCCACAAGTTAGATTCTCGCAAAGCGATAGTCTTTAAGTTTGGTTGTTCGTTTGTATCCACAAGTTCAATATTTATCATCGTTCAATTCCTCTTGTTGCTTTTGAAAGTTCAAAACGAATCATTCGTGAAATCTGTCCAGGTTCACCCGAACCTATTACCCTACCGTCTACTTCAATCAATCCAGCCGTTTCAACATACGTTCCAGTAATAAAAACTTCATCTGCTGTAAAAACGTCTGGTCTAGTTAATCGTCGTTCTATAACTGGGATATTTAATTCGGCCAGTTTTTGTGCAACCCATTGTCGAGTTAGTCCAGAAAGAATCGAGCCTGTTTGTGGAGGCGTAAACACTACGCCTTGTTTCACTATGAAAAGATTTGCTACCGAAGCTTCTACCACATACCCCTCGTTGTCACAAAACAAAACTTCGTCTACACCTTGAAACTCATTTTTACAATTGTGTAGCACAGCGTAGTTTGCAGTAGTTTTTGCTTGCATGTGATAATTCGGATACCCACGAGGAGTGGATGAAATTCTTGCTTTTATTCCAGCTTCTCTGTTAGGCGGATTAATTGGAAAACAGTAAATATCTACAGCTATTCTCGTTGTCTGCGCACGAACGGATTCTGCGTCTTGTGTGGCATAAGCAATCGGACGTAAATATAAATCTCCGCCACCAGCAGCTTCTACAACTTCGTTACAAGCTTCGACTAACTGTTCAACTGAATAAGGAATTTCGATATTAAGAATTTTTGCTGAATTGAAAAGTCTAACGATGTGCTGCTTTAAAAGCCAAATGTGCGTTGTCCCATCGGCTTTGCGATAACTTCTAATTCCTTCCCATACGGCAGGAGCACCGTAGTGCATTACAAAATTAAAACTATCTATTGGAGTTTTTTGTGCAGAAATAGATCCATCTGCCCAAACTCTAAACTGCCCTTTGACTTTGGGCTTCTGTTTATTCGATCTAACTTTAAATCCCGCTCCCATACCTCTCCTCAAAATGGGGTCCGAAACCCACTCTTCCTCCAGCTCGGACCAACACTGGCTGTTGTGGACTGGTTGCGGGAGTGAGACTTGCACTCACATCGTTTAGGTTATGAGCCTAAGCTGGCACTACTTCCAGTCCATCCCGCATAATTTTAAAACAAACTAAAGTGTGTGGGTCGGACGCATACTCCGACTTGCCGCTTTTACACCCTAAGCGAACCCTATCAGGTGTACTCACTCAACCTGCTGAACTAGCAGACAGGCGGTTTTACGAGCTTTCTGGTCAGGGCGGCTCGCTCCTCGGTAACAAACCGAATCCTGCTAAACTTCCGCTGCCACACAAACTTATCTTCTGCGGATTCTCGTTTTTAGTCAATAGAAAAATAAAATAGGTAAATTTTACATGGCCGAGCGGCGGAACAAACCTTTGGGTGCTAGGAATTTGAAATATGTCGAATTCCTGCGAAAATGGATAACAGAGTATTAATACTCTGATCTTATACATTCAGAGTATTATTTAAGTTCTGAGTATTTAGTAGCAATAGGTGAATAAGACTCCCCTACCCCTCAAAGTAAAGGATTTTTTAAACGACTGTCAAGTCCGATATAACAATTACAGGTTGACGCAGTGCGTTAAAACATGAGTGAACTTGACAACTTAGCATTACTCGTCTAACTTTGAGACATGAGTAAGATCGTACACCGTGACAATTGTAAGTGCAATGAGAACCCAGAGGAATGGCGTGTAAACGCTCCTGCGTTCTATAATTGCTTTTTTACATACATGCGTCATAATGCACGACCTCACACATTGAACGAAATTGGTAAGTTACTGGGAATGTCAATCGCAGCAGTCACCGCAATCGAGAAAAAAGCCTTGGCAAAGGTCCAGCGAAAGATGGCAGACCTTGAGAAAGTAAAAAAGCTCAAGGGCTTGTGATAATCTAAATGCTGAACCTGCATAGTCAGGATTCTAGGAATTAATCGTGTCTGATGAAAAACTCGTAAAATCATTTCAAATCCACGTTCCTGTGGAACTTGAAAAATCAAAAGACGCTGATGGCGAAGATACTTGGATCGTCAAGGGTATCGCTTCGACTCCAGATCAGGATCTTCAAGGTGAAGTAGTTGACCAAAATGGTCTGGATATATCTCCTTTAAAGGCCGGACGTGGATTGTTTAATGTCGATCATCAGAAAGGACCAGAAAACGTCATTGGTCAAATTGAAGATGCTGAATTTGTGAAGTCAGATGGTAAGAAAGTTTTGATGGTTAAAGGTTATCTTTTTAAGCATCAACCTCGTGCGCAAGCATTCTATAACATCATGAAATCAGTGAAGAAAGGCAGTGCGCCTCGTGTTCACATGAGTATCGAAGGTAAGATTCTTCAGCGAGATACTGTTAATAAATCAGTGATCAGAAATGCTCGAATTGATAAGGTTGCGTTGACGTTAGACCCTGTCAACCCATACACCTATGCTGATCTATCTAAATCACTAGCTTCTGGCAATATGGAAGAGATTCCAGAGCCAGCTTATCTGACTATGGAAAGAACAGAACTTGAAAAAGCTATTGAAGTTGGAGTTGCAAAAGCTCTAGCTGCTGGTGCTGGCCCCGCTTTGGCTCCTGCTATGCGAACAGGCGGAGAGGCACTTTCTAAAGAGTCTTTAGAGTCTAAGCTCAAACGTATGAACAAAAAAGACAAAAAAAGTCAAAAACGAATGTTAAAATCAATCTTGCAGCGCATGTGCGAACTGCACCCTGAAGAAGATCCTCGTGATTTGCTCAAGGTGATCGCATCAAAGCTCAAGAGCATTGAAGGAGAAAAAGATGTCTGAAGCTAAGAAAAAAATGACTGAAGAAGAAATTCTGAAGTCGCTCGATGCAATCATCGACGAGACTATGGGGAAAGATGAAGAGGTTGTTTCTGAGAAACCCGCTTCGACTGAAACCGTTGCTAAGTCTGAAGAGTCAAAAGACGAAAATAAGCAAGCTAATGGTGGCGAAGACAAAATTAAGTCTGGCGCTCCTATGAGCGAAGAGCAAAAAGCTGAAGCTGCTAAAAAAGCCAAAGCTAAAAAAGAGAAAGAAGAAGACGATGAAGACGAGGATGATGAAAAATCTGAAAAGTCTGCGCAGTCTGAAGCTGACTTGAAAAAGGCTGTTTCTAAAGAAGAAGCAAAGAAAATTGCTGATAAAGAAGCAGACAAAGAAGTTGATGAGCACGAAAAAGAAATGCACAAGAACAAGAAGATGAAAAAATCTATCGAAGAACTTGCTGCTGCTGGAGTAGATGCTGAAGAGCTTGAGTTAATCAAAGCTTGGAGAGAAGAGAACGATGAATCAGAAGAACAAGAGAGTTCTGTTGACATCGCAAAATCTGTTGCTCAAGCAGTAGGTGCTCAACTTGAAGACATCAAAAAATCTTTTGAACAAAAATTGTCCGAAAAGGATGATATGATCAAATCGTTGAGTGTAGAAGTCAAGAAACTCTCTACACAACCTGCTCATGGTCGGCAATCAGTTGATAGCCTTGAGACAATCGAGAAGAGTGGTTCTAGCGAAGTCACTATTTCAAAATCTCAAGTCCTAGACACTATGTTGGAACTTCAGAAAGCTGGTAAAGGCATCAACAGCCGACACATTGCTGAATTTGAGGCTACTAAGAATTTAAGTAACCCTCAAGTAAAAGCTCTTGTAATGGAAGAAACTAAAAAACGTTTTTCAAACTAAATAGTTCTTATTAAGGAGAAACTATGTCTCAAAATTATAACTTCGTAAATTTTGGCGAAGGATTCGGTGCTACCACTGCAATGGAAGTTGGTGAACTGAATAAAGCCTTGGAAGCAGGTGCAGGTTACGCAGGTGCCCCCTCTTCTCTAACTGGTGGCGGAGCACTACAAGTTGAATCTCTTGATTCGTCTTTGAAGTCTGTTACCTATGAAATGAAACACCTGAAGTTGTGGCCTATGATCGACAAAGATCAGGCGTTCAACACAATCGAAGAGTACAACCGAACTGACGCATACGGTGATCAAGGCCGTGGCTTCATTAAGGAAGGCGCTCTTCCCCGCTCTGAGGATTCGAGCTACACTCGTCAAATCCAAAGAGTACGTTTCATCGGCGTTACTCGTGAGTTGACTCACGTTTACACGTTGGTTCGTAACGCTCACGGCGACGCAATCGCTCGTGAAATCCGAAACGGAACTATGCGAATCCTCGAAATCGTCGAGCGAGCATTGGTTGACGGTCGTGGTCACTACGCTTCTGCGTCTGGTGTTCATGATGGTTCGGACGCTGCGATCCTTGATGATGACACTGCTTGGGAAGGTCTTGATAAGCAAATCCGCAAAGGTAACACTGATGCGTCTGCTAAAGCAAAGGCTTTCACTGGTTACGGTGTTGAAGAAGACGTAATCCGTGACATCCGTGGTGATGTTTTGGATAGCGACTTGCTTGAAGATGCTGCTCGTGTTGTCGGTGAAAACTTCGGTATTCCTTCAATCATGTTGATGGACACTAAGGCTCACTCTGACCTTGGCCGTCAGTTCTTCCCTAAAGAGCGTGTTAACCCAATGGGTATCGCTCAAGGTAAAGCTGGTTTCGTTCTTCAGTCGTTCGTAGCTGCTGCTGGTGAGTTCCAACTCATGAGTTCAGTGTTCATGCGACCTAAGCGCACTCCTGCTGCTCCTTTGGCTGGAATTGCTGCTCCTGCTGCTCCTACTTTGGCTGTTGCTGCGGACGCTCTTTCAAAGTTCACTGCTGCTGATGCTGGTAACTACACTTACCGTGCTTCTGCCATCACTGAATCCGGCGAAGGACCTATCTCTCCTGTTTCTGCGGCTCAAGCTGTAGCTGCTGGTCAGCGAGTAGAAGTTTCTATCGTAGGTGTTGCTGGTGCAATCGCTTATGCAGTTTATCGCTCACCGCTTGGTGCTTCTACTGGACATGAGTTCATTGGATACATTGCTCCTGCGGCTGTTGGTGGTAACGCTACTATGCGAGACCTGAACCACAAGCTTCCTGGTCTTTCACAGGCTTACCTGTTGACTAAGGATGCAGAGGTTCTCCGCTTCAAACAATTGGCTCCTCTGATGAAGATGGACCTTGCAGTTGTTGCTACTGCTTATCGCTGGATGCAACTCTTGTACGGAACTCCGATTGTTTACGCTCCTCGCAAGAACTTCTTGATTGAGAATATCGGTCGAGCTGCTTAATCCAAACTGAGAAATTAAATCTCAAATAGAGGGCTGGTCTTAGGATCGGCCCTTTTCTTTTTCTGGGCTTGAAAAGTAGACGAAAAGTGTTATATTTAGTATAGGACCGCAAGGGTCTTGTAACTGAAAGATCCCCTCCTCAGTTACTTCCTCCTCCTTGGCCTCTGGCGTTCTGCCAGGGGCCTTTTTTTGAATAGTGGCTTGCCTTTATGCTAAACTTGAGATAGTCTGTAATCTATGAAAGAGTTTAAGACTGATAATCTTGCACTATGTCCATTTTTAGAAATGAATGGATTGAAATTTTTAAGGACAGAAGTTACAGTAGGTAAGCATGACAAGCCTACAGTATTATTTGTTTTTCAAGATTCTCTAGGGCAGGGTAGGGATCTTCAACTAGACTTTATGCGATCAGATTACAAACGATACAGAGATTTACTTTTCTTTTTTAGAAATGAAATTGAGAAAGTGAATAGAAGTTTGATTAAGAAAAGAGCTTCTTCAGTTGAAGCCGATCTAAACGAAGAGGAAGAAAATGAGTAGCAATCAAAACCTAAATTTGAAGAAGACTTCTAGAAACCCTTCTTCAATCGCAAATGATCAACACAATGATGCTTCAGGAACAAGTAGATCAGCGAATGGAGATATTCACGCTGTAGAGCGAATTGTACCTTCGGCTGAACACACCGCTGTTGCCGGAGCAAATGTCCCAGAGCGAGGATCAGTACGAATCGCAAATACCACTGCTAGTTGGCAATATGTTTCGGTAACAGATCATGATGCTGTTCCAGCTACCGTTGATATAACTACTGGAATGGCAATTGCCCCTAATTCTACATTGATGATCTTTACTGGAATTGCAAGTTCAGAAATGAAGTCTCTTAAATTGAGAACTTCTGACGCAGGTGTTCAAGTAATTGTAATGCGTCCATAATGGAGTCACGATGCCTAATCAAAGGATTCGTGGCAACCAGATCACAGATCCTCGGACCATAAATCAAAATGAGCACGAGGAAAAAGCAGATGCGAAAAGAGTCCTTCTCGTAGACGAGAATGGAAATCCTGTAAATCAGGATAACCCTCTTCCCACAGATGCCATAATAAATCTAAGTGCCACAAGACCTGATACCCAAGGCGTATTCAATACGTTGGTCACAGCGGCGAACACTGAATTTTCAGTAGTTCTTCCCGCTAAGACTGAAATTTTTACTATTCGAGTAAAAAGTAATAAAGCTATCGTGCTAAGATATAGCTTCCAGGTAGGCCAATCCGGTGTAAACTTTATACAGGTTAGACCAGGGTCAAGCCGAAAAATATCTGGACTTAGTTTTGACGTGCCCACATCTATTTACTTTCAGTTAAACAAGATCGAACTCGGCGGAACTACAGTAGAAATTGAAACATGGCGAGCGTAGCTCAGGAGTTTGAACCATGAAAGACCAGTTAATTTTTGATACCACAGACGCACAAAGTATTGCAGATAGCGATAGCGTTGGTGCGTATCTACGTTCCGCAGATGGTACTCTTCTAACGCATACCGATGTCGGTGGTAAAAAGGCCCTTGACGTTCGTGTAGCTGAAGGTATCAACGTAGAAGTTGATTTAAACTTCGCAGACGACTCTGTAACCGCTCATCAAGGCGGCACATGGACTATTGACAGCATTACAAACGCTGTTACTGTCCAGGCGACAAATTTAGACATTCGTGACCTTGCTTTTGCAACTGATAAAGTCGATGTTAGTGGATCTGAGGTTTCTCTTGATTCTGCTACTTTGGCCGCATTGGAAAACATCACCGTTAGTGCTACTGACCTCGATATTCGTGATCTTAGCGCCGCACAGGATAGCGTTGAGTCTTGGATGCACGATGGAGCTGGAACTGCTTTAACTTCTACTCTGGAAGGCGGCAAACAAGCTCTAGACGTATATATTGCGAATACCATCTCAGTTAATGATGCAGCTTTGGCAAATACAGCAATTTTAGCAGCAGCAAATCCTCTAAACGTTGCAGACACGGCGGAGGCAGTTAAAGCCTCTGCACTCGCAAATAGAAAATATCTGATGATCTACAACAACGATAACACGAAGGTGTTTATCGGACAGTCTGGAGTGACAGCAGCAAACGGATTTCCGTTGTCTCCTGGTTCCGTTATGGAACTTCGAGCGGGTCCTGCAATCTCTCCTTTCTTCGTAGGACAATCAGGAAAAACCCCAGAAATTAGAACTCTTGAGTTGAGCTAATCTCTAATACAACTTGTAAAATCCATCTAGTAGGGGTATGCTGATAGTGTACCCCTATTTTTATTTTGGAGGCAGGTGTAATGGGACCTTTGAATTTTACGGAAGAAGACAAACAGAAAGTAGTTCAATTTTTGAACATGGTTGCTGCTAATGCCGACTTTAAATTGAATACTAGTGAAGTAATCGCTTATTTTAAACTTCTGTCTTTTATGCAGCAAGTGCTGATACCTAAGATCGACGCAAACATTTTAGAAGTAAAAAAGATTACGGAAAATAAAGACGCAGCAAAACAAGGTGAATAATGCTTCAACCCCTAGATGGACCATCAGTACAATCTAAATTAACTAGCGTCGGAACTTCGACTCCGGTCGAAGCAAAAGCTGGCGCATCTCCCTTGACTGATCGTCAAGTAGTTTCTATGCAACCTTCTGGAAATATGAAGGTTTATTTTGCTAATGATGGCGAAACTCCATCTGCTGCTACAGTTTTAGCAAACGGCTTTGATCACTATAAAAATACTAAAGAGACATACGAAGCGGGGCCTAAGCAGAAAATTTTTGTTTTAGCTGCCGCTGGTACGATTGACGTAGTTGTAGCGGAGAGGGCATAATGTCTAGAGACGCTTTTATTCAACATGCCAGAGGCACTCCCTTTGACCCAGTCAGTACCAGCATTAGAAGCACTAATTTGCAGGAAGTTGCTGAAGAACTCAGAAAGCAAACTGTTTACGACCCTCAATATACAGTCACTACTCTGAACGGAAATACGCCACTTGACACCACAAGTAGCACGTTGCAGTTTTTTACAGGTTCAGCTATCAATCATGATTTAACCCTTCCCAACGCAACTACGCTTTTTAATGGTCAACTTTATATCGTAGTAAATGAAAGTTCGGCAGCCGTACATATAAATGATTTTACTGGAACTCAGTTATTTGAAGTATTGGCAGAATCCATAGCCACTATTTTTCTTCAGTCCAATGGAACTTCTGCCGGAGTATGGACAGGATACGTCGTATCTGGATTTGCAACTGGAATTCTGAGTTATAACGTTACATCTTCTGTAACTTTTTCTACTACATCTGCAACGGACACTTTAATAACTGGATTTACTGTAACTCCTGTTGCTGGACGCTATGCTGTTTGGAGCAATGCCAGGATGCAGAACTCTAACGGTTCGGCAACAAATTTTTGGACTTTGTATAAAGGCGGAAGTATAATCTCTGACTCTCGTAGAGGGGCTCGTTTTGGAGCAGCAAGTACAGATTTTCCTTGTCCGACTCAAACAGTTATCTCTGTCAATGGCACACAAGCTATTGACATGCGAGTTCGTAGAGATGGTGGAACTTTGACCGTCTACGACAGATCCTTAACACTTATACGTCTTGGACCAGAGATTTAAGATGTTTTCTTATAATTTTACAAAATCCGTCTATTTAGAGCAACTTAATCTTGAGATTCAAGCAAACACTGCCCTTAAAGCCAAGTACGCAAACGCCTCTGCCCTGGGTACTAGTCTTGTTGTAAACTTCAACATTGAATTGACCTCCGAAGAACAGACCTCTTTAGAGGGCATTGTAACGGCGCACACTGGTGCCACTTCAGCACAGCAACTTTCAGCTTATCTAGATATTCAGGTTTTCCCTTTTATTCAAAATTTGATCAGAACTTTCGCTGCCGAGAACATTTCTATGGGAATCACCCAAGCTGGGAAAACCGGAGATGTTTTGGGTTTGTTTGAAAAGCAGTACACCATAGCTGGAATTTCTAAGCCAGTATCTTTAAAAGCTTCTTTTGATACTGGAAGCCTGTATGTGTCCAGATCAATAATCCAGCATGTCAGAGACAATCCTACAGAATACGACGGCTTATCTCCGTTCATCACTGACAGTCGATTGCTGAGCATGAAAAACAGCATAGAGACGTTCTTAGGACTACCTCTGTCCGTTTAGGAAGCTTATGCACAAAATCTACATTGGATTCTCAACTCCCAAAACATTTAAGATAGGAGCCCAGGCAATTAAAGCGTGGATCAAAAAGCCCTATTCACATGTTTTTGTAGCTTGGAAAAGTGACCAATTTAGTAGAGTATTACTCTATCACGCAGCCCACGGTTCAGTACACTTTCGCTCTTCGGGGCTTTTCTTAGAAGAGAACAAAATAGTAAAACTGTATGAGATTTGGCTTACGGACGAACAATATAAGAGTTTGATACAGAAGTGCATTGATTTATCTGGCATAAATTACGGATATGCCGAACTGATCAAAATACTAGTAAAAGATACCTGTGATTTGCTTGGCTTTCAGTGTAAAATGGTAGAGAATAGCAGAGGTTATATCTGTTCAGAGCTTTTAGCAGAGCTTCTGATAGGGTTAGGTGCAGTTTTTACTCGTCCTGCCCATCTGGTCAGACCGGATCAAATTGAAGATAGCCTAGCTCAAATTAAAGCACAAGAAGTAAGGGTAGAGGAATTGTCGTTATGAGTAAATTGGACGAGCAACTTATCTCCAGAATGCTGGACAAGTTAGATAAAACGCATGAGGTAGTGACAACACTAGATAAGAAGCTGGACCTACACGCTTTGCGCACAGAGCAAGAATTTGACGCAATTCGTAAACTAGACAATCAACAAAACGAACTATTAGCAGAACATGCAAAACGAAGTGATCGTTTAGAGCTAGATAACAAACTTCGTGAAGCTGCACTAAGACAGGACTTTACTGTAACTACGAAACAATTAGACAATCGTATCTCGGTGTTAGAAACGCCGTGGAAATGGATTCTAACCACTAAAAAGGGCATTATGTGGTTAGCAGCCGTAGCCGCTTCTGTGGCGGGAATTGTCGAGCTAATCAAATTGCTCTCAGGAAGTTAAGATGTTAACACTTGAAATCCTATCAAAAAACCCACAATTAAATTCTTTCCTGGTCGGTAAACAATTTACCTTTGCTTCTGGCGAGACTGCAAAAGTTACAATGCGCTTGATGCAGCCGGACAAGAATATCAGATACATTCCAGATGTAGCAGCTACGATTACCATTGACTTAAAAAAGTCTGATGGTACACTCTTAACTAAGACTTGTGCCTTTACGTTCGCAGATGACAGATCAATTATTGAATTTGATCTATCTGCTGTAGAAACGGTTGATGTCATTGGACAAAATCTAATAGTAAAAGTTCAAGAAGGAGCCAATGTGCAATTGGCTGTGCTTCAGTACGGATTGTCTAAAGTTATTACAGATGGAAGTAATTGTTAATGGCCAATGTTAAGATTTTTGTAAAAGGTGTAAATGTTCCGTTAACGAAGAATTTTTCTTCTACGGAATTCGATTGCAATTGTAAATTGCCCTCTTGCAAACAAACTATTATTGACCTAGATCATGTAAAAAATATGCAAACGCTAAGGGATAAACTAGGAAAGCCAATCAAGCAAACTTGTGGCTATAGGTGTCCAGAGCACAACAAAGCTGTTGGCGGAGTTTCTAACTCACAGCACGTTTTGGGATACGCTTCTGACATTCAAGTTCTTGGCTTAACTCCTGATCAAGTTGCTGATTTAGCTGAACCAATTTTTAATGGTTTGGGTAGATATGACACCTTCACACACGTTGACAGCAGGAGCTTGCAGCAGAAAGGCGTGAAAGCTCGCTGGGACTTTCGCACAAAGAAGTGAGTTATGAATGCTTATGCAAATCTTCAACAACTTGAAGAGGACTTAGAATACGCAAGGAACAATCCGAACGACGAAGTGTTTTTTGCTAAAATGGTAGAACGCTACAAAAACGCAAACAGCGAGACTAAGACGGCTCTTAAGTCTGCGCTTTTTGACAGAATGTTGGAACACAATCCAACGTATGTGATCGAGAAAATTGCAGAAGAGAATCCTCATAAGATGATCTATTGCAACACGCAAGCAGATCCATTTTTTCATGTTTGAGGTATAAATGGGATTTCAATTTCCTCCAAATTCAGTTTCTTCCGCTGGTTTTACCAGAGGGGAAGCTATTATCACACCAGAGCAGTTAAAGCAACGCTATTTCTTTGGCGTGGACATGACTGATCGTCATGGAAAAGAAATTCCTCCAGAAGTCTTACAGCATCAGATAAATGCCGCAGTCTCTTATATTGAGCACAAGCTTGACATCATTATTTTCCCAACTAAGATCGTAGACAAGCACGACATGCGTCAAGTTGACTACCAGGAATTCAATTTTCTGCAATTAAAAAAACGTCCGGTAATGGAAGTTACCGAATTAAAAGCTAAGTTTCCAAATAACCGAGTTCTTGTGGATTTTCCAAAAGAGTGGTTTGTTATAGAAAAAGAAGCAGCGCAATTGCAGCTTGCTCCTATTGAGGGAACTTTTAATGGATTGATTATTACTAATGGTGGATCTTACGTTCCTTTGTTGTTTGGAACTAAGGACTCTTGGCCGCACATGTTTGAGGTATCTTACACTGCTGGCTTTTGTGATGATCAAATACCTGTAATTTTGAATGAAATGATCGGACTACAAGCCGCCATTTCTATGTTTCATATTTTACGAGATACAGTTTTTGGACCTGTCTCTGGCGAGAACACTAGTATTGATGGTGCAGCTACAGGAAGACAACTTGGAGCTACTGGACCTTTTGGAGCCAGAATTGATTCTTACCAGAAAAAGCTAGATGAGTATTTGAAAGTGGCGCACAAATACTATAACGGAATTGCGTTCACAGTGCCGTAAGGAATTTTATGAAGAGAGACCCCAAGTCATTTGCACAGCATTTTAAGAAGTCCTACGACTATCCTGACACTTTGACCACCATTGATGCTAAAGATCAACAGGCGGCTGAAGAGGGAACTCCTTCGGCTTTTATAGAAAAGCTTCGCAGTCAGATTAAAAAGGGAGACACAGTCCACAAGATTCAACTTCAAAAGGGATTGTTAACCTTAGCCAATAAAGACTCAAATTTGTATAGTGGGTTTTTCACCGATGGTGAAGGTCAAATTGTAGAGAAGTTTGAAGCACACACTCTTGAGATAGTTGCTAAGACTTTGATAGTTAAAGGTAGAGTTACGGATTTTGATTTATACGGTGAAGGTGAGGATTACGAACCTCAAGCACCAGTTGCTCCTGTAGCTTCAGTAGCAAATTCTCCACAAGTTACTATTAAATTTGGTGATGTTGAAATACAGTTACGAAAATCTATTCGTAGATTCGTGGACGACTTTAAAAAAGGAAAAACAGAAGACGAGGAAATCTTAAGAAAGGCTATTCGTTCTTGGAGACGCTCTCAACAATTTTCTCGTTTCGAGTCTGATAGAGAAGCTGCTCAAGCTATTATCGCTAATTGGGAAGCTCACCGAGAAAGCTTTAGTCAGACATTATTTGCTATTCGCCAAATATCGAGGAAGTAATGTCGAAGTTTAAGGACTTTATCATTTCTAGAAAAGCTGCTGCTTTTAAGAAGTCGGTTGTGGAAGGAAAAATTCCAGAACAAGGTTCTTTTATTACGCTTTTCAATAATGACTATAAAGTGTTAACAAAGCCTGACTCAAAGATCGTCATACTCGAAGATAATCGTTCTAATAAGATCGCTTATGCTCGTGACGCAATTACCAAGATGTTAAGTAAAACATCTGGTGAATCTGTGGAAAAAGCAGAACATTATGGAGCCAAGCCTAAAACCCTAGTTGGCGAGATTGGGCAGAATGCAAAACCTTCGGCAAGTGCTGGCGGCAAAGCCTCGACAGCAAAACCCACAGATCCAGTGGGCACCGTGAGAAATGGCCGTAAAAAAGTAGTCAGTAAGCGCACAGGCAAGACTATGTGGGTAAATATTGCAACAGGCGAAGCGCACAGTGAACATAATACACACGATGCTCAAGAGTTAAGTCCAGAAGCACAAGCACAAGGCGACTCATTCTTTGAGACCGCTAAGAACAACGTGCATCCTGGTGATAAGATGAAGTTGCAACGTCAAATGAAAGACCTTATGCTATTAAAACAGAAGGCTATGAATATGCTAGACATGGCTCATCAAGATGATCGTCAGAAGTTACCTGAAGGACAACTGACTCGTAAAAAAGTTTTTGCGATGCAAGACGAATATAAAAAAGCTTTTGAGCAGTTTAAAACCGACATCAAGGCATCGGTAGAGCGCAGAAAGAAGGAGAACTTCTAATGAAGCACAAAGACAAGATTCCTGGCGGAAAAGCTGACAAAAAGTCGCCTGAAGATTTCGATAAGAAAGCTTTGGCTCAGGGAGTAAAGATTGAAATGGAACACACTGACGATAAAAAAGTAGCTCAGGAAATTGCTATGGATCATTTAACTGAAGATCCAAAGTATTACGACAAGCTTAAAGAGGTTGAAAAGTCTTTAACTAAAGCTTTAGACCCCGCTGCTGAGAGTTCAATCAAGCGTGACAAGATTAAGAGTGTAATTCGCAAACTAAAGCGAAAGAAGAAGAAGCTTTTGGGACAAGTTTCTATTACAGGCGTGACAAAGCCGCACAAGAGGGCCAAGGGAGAGGTTAAGGAACAGAAGCACAAAAAACAAGAAAGTGCGTCTCAACCTAAGCGAGCAAAGAAGCAAGTTATGGTAGGACCCAAGGGTGGTCAATATATCCAAACTAGCGGCGGCAAACGAAAATATGCAGGTAAAGTTAAAAAGTCTCTTGAGGCTTTTATTGAATCAGAAAATAAATACCAACAGTTTGTAACAAACTTTAGGAGTAAGAAAAATGGATAATCAACCGAAACTAGGGCAGTATGATGTTGACAGTTCTTTATATGCTATGATGCGTGCAGCGCAAGCTAAGCAAGATAAAGAGCACATGAAACTTTGCATGGAAGAAGCACAGAAGCGAAAAAAGCAACTGGCTCTGATCATGAAAGACATGCCAATGCAGAAGTCACAAGAACTGAAAAAGCAAGTTGCAGATCGCCTTGCTAAAAGTTTTAGTGACAAAGAATTGACACAAGAAGAGCAAGAGCTTATCTCAGTAGACGTAATGCTTAAAGCAGTACAACTAGAAAAGAGCGAAGAACCTCAAACTCCCGCAGAGCAAGTAGCCATTGCAGCAGGAACGCAAGAGATTGCAGATCCTACCGCCACAAAAGAAGTAAAGTTCTCTGGCAATTTGTTTCAAGATTTCCGAGTTGGTTCCGTAATCAAAAACAGCCCTTCTGGTTCTGTTCTTGATAACGCACGAAAGAGTCCACAAGACTATGTGCAAACTGCTGGAAAAACTAAAAACCAAGCGTACACCGAAGATCAATTGAAGGCTGAGCTTACTCAGAAAAAATAATGGCAAAACAGTTAACTCGTGGCATCAATGTAGTCAATCTCGATCAGTTGGTCGAAGATTTAGGAGTTAGGGTGAGAGTGTGGAAATCCACGACTTGCCCTAACATGACTTCTATTGAGTCTATGGATCATGACCCTAACTGCGCAGTGTGCAGCAATAACATGATCGACTTTGATTGTTACGAGACTACTGCGATGTTTCAACAGCAGGATTTGGTAGAGCAGTTTAAAGTTCACGGTACGTTTAGTATCGACGAAGTTTTGGCCACGTTTAAAGTAGGTTCAAGTTTGCAAACATTTGCAAAAGTTGAAATTCTAGACTTTAAAGAAGAGTTTTATGAGCTGATTCAGAAACAAGATCAGATCACCACGAACATCGACAAACTAAAGTATCCTGCCTGTGAGGTTACTGCGGCCTTTGTTATTCGTAGTGGGGCCAAAGTTCGATTCCACTATGGAACAGACTTTACGCTAGATACGAATGGTTCAATTGTTTGGACTGGAGCACATCGTCCCAACGACAGAGAGATTTACTCTGTTTATTATTTATATCATCCGGTATATCGTGTCACTAAAGCCGTACACAGAGACCGTTTTTCGCAATACAATGACTTGCGTGATTTGGCCGCATCAAAGATTCCACAGTCCGCAATAAAGACTGTGAATGGAAGGACTTTTGTAAAGTTGCCAGAGACTTGGGTTCTTCGCAGAGACTATCTATTAGACCGAAAGGATGCGACTCAAAATACTCCTACAAAGCTTCAGCCGAATGAGTATTATGATCCAAATGAAGCATGAGAATAAAAGCTAAATTAAATTTGAATGTCGATGACATTACTGCTGATCTAGAGCCAAAAGTGAAAGCTGCTGGAGCAGCGACAGCTAATGCCCTTTATATGAAAGGTCTAGAATACGCTCGTCAATCGTTTGGCGCTAGTGGATTTAAGAATTGGTCTAAAGGCTATAAGTTTGCAAAAGTCGAAGACGGTTTATACATCATATCTGTAGAAGGCAAACTAGCCAATATGATGGAAGACGGCATTCAGACTGGCGAGATTTCTCGCATGATCATGCAAGGCAACAGGGCTCAGCACAATAAGGCAGAGGGTAAAAATTACGTTGATGTACCAATGCACAAGGATGCTGATTCCGCAGGTAACGTATCTATTCAAGGACAGAAATTTCAGGTTCAATCATTTAAGAATGCCGACGAATTACGAAAGCAGTTTTCCCAGCCGGAACGAAAACAAGTAAAGTTTTCCCGAGGTAAAGCTGTAGAGCAAGAAGAGCGAATGGTAGCCAGGGCTAAGAAGGTCGAGGGGTTAATTAAGTCACAGAACGAAAAAGATAGTTCCGTAGCTTATATGACTATCCGACGAGTTGGAGAGAATTCCGTGTGGCCTTCGAGCCCTTATTCTGGCCAAAAAGTGCTAGATAGGTTGGACTTGGAAGTTGAGCAATTGTTTGCTACTATGATAGATAGTTTCTTAGGGAGATAATAAATGGGTGCCCCACTTACTGAATTTGTGATCGAAACAGTTATCAGAGATGGTATCGGATTTCTCCGAGCCAATCCTACTGTTTTAGATGACATCTTTAGCAAGTTCACCGCAACTTGGTTTAATACCCAATACGGCGATCCGCACATCACCAAGCTTAAAACCTTTATCCAACAGAATCAAGTAAAAATAGTCCACTCTTTTGCTCAAGTACCTACCAATACGCCCTGTATCTCAATTCAAATAACTAAGAGTTCTGAGACACCAAGACTTCAACAATTCAGTAATGACTTTGAAGAAGTGGATACGGAAATTGACCCTATAGTGCGAGTGGCCAATGTTCAGCCTTTATCGTATGATCCGGTCACAGGAAAACTTCAAATAGACCCCAGTGTCAATTTAGGCCCTGTATTTCCTGGAATGATCTTTGTTGACGCAGACGGTGTAGAATTTACAATTGGTAGTGGAAACAGTAACTTAGCTGGGAATAAATATATCAATATTGGTAAAGGTGGCAATACCCCCAATTTGGTAGACCCAGGTGAGATTATTAGTAGTATCAGGGTTCAACGGATAGCTAGACGTATGATCAGACTGGAAGAGACTATCTCTTTAGGCGTTCATGCTCGCAATGATGTGCATATTGCAAAGTACCTGTATTATTTACTCACTTACATTTTAAAGTCCAGAATGGACTCTTTAATTGAACGTGGCATTCACCTGGACTTTGGAGTCGGCGGTATTTTTGATAGGGCCGATGAGTATCAAGGCGAAAATGTTTTTAGCCGTTTTATGGAAGTCAACTGCATAACCGAATTCGATTGGAATCAGGAGCAGGTAAGTCTGATTGATAACTTTGATCTGACTATTAGAGCGCCAGACGGCATAACACCAACATCCACGACAGTGGTCAAGCCCAAGGATGAGTAGCCTGAAAACGGCCAAAAGACTGTGCTAAAATACAGGGGTAACAATGAAGGATAAGAAACTCAAAAAAGTAGAACTAGAAGCTGATAATCTAATGGAAGAGTCTGAGGAAATGACGTTTGACGTGTACTTTCAGGTTCTTTTGAAGGAACGAAAGGTTTTAGCTCACCACAAACCGCCCATGCGACAGCACGCTGAAGCTAACGGAATGTCGAGTGCAACCCGAACAGAGTTTGATGAACTCTTCAAGTCTTACTGATAAGAGGGAGTAAAAAATGGCAATTAGAGTTAATTTTAACGGAGCAAGTATCGCTAAACCTGGCGCATACTCTCAAACCAGAGTCAACCTGTCCGGCGGTTTTCCACTGTCTGCGACTGGTGTTGTAGCCATTGTTGGTGAAGCTCTCGGTGGTGCGCCTGGATCGAGCGATGGCGTGCAAACGTTTACCAGCGAAGATATTGCTTCGTTGATCGCAAAATATAAATCCGGTCCTATCGTAGATGCAGCTAGATTGCTAGTAGCACCTGCTCGTGACAATCGAGTTCCAAACGGCGCTTCGATGATCCGAGTCTACAAGACCAATGCTTCTACGCAAGCGTCTAAAATTCTACAGAATTCTGCTCCTGCGAATTTGTTCACTCTCACTTCTGCTAACTTTGGCGAAGATGAGAATTTGATCAACATTCAAGTAGCAAACGGTTCGTCTGCAAATAACAAAGTATTCACTATTAAGAAGAACGGTGTTACCGAGACTCTTACTGAAAATGCTTATGCTGCTGTAATGCAAATGCAATACACTGGCGCAGATGCAAGCTGCACAATCACTATTCAAAATTTGAGCGGTGTAAAGACGTTGGTAGCAACCACATCTTCTACTCCTGCTGACAATTTGAGCATTTCACTTCCTGGAAAATCAGTACAGGATTTGGTTGACATTATTGATTCAAATGCTTCATACTCAGCATCAACCTCATTCCAAAACGCAAAGTCTACTTCTGCTTCTTCTCTTGACTTTATCAGCACAGCTTTGGATGTAAAGACTTCTGCGAAAACTCTGCGAAGAGCACAACAAGAGTTGCTTGACATCGTTAATAGCCAATCACAATTGGTTACTATGTCTCAAGTGGCGAATGCCGAAGGACTTCCTGCAAACGTAGGACCTGTCTTCTTGTCTGGCGCTGTACGAGGAGCTTCTGCGAATTCAAACTTCCAGGCAGCTTTCGATGCTTTGTTGGCAGTTCGTTGTAATGAAGTTGTTCCTTTGATTTCTCAAGACGCTTCAGCATTGATCGCAAGTGGAGACACTGATCCCGCTTCTACTTTCACTGTTGACGCTGTAAACTTGCAAGCTTTGACACATTGCATTACCGCTTCAAATACTAAAAACCGATCTGAAAGAAACTGTTACGTTTCTAAGAAAGGTGCTTTTGCGGCTATGCAAACTGCTTCACAAGCATTGAATCACGAACGTGCGTCAATGTTGTTCCAAGATGTTCAAGTCTTGGGTGCAGATGGCAACTTGAAGTTTGTTGATCCTTGGGGAGCTGCTTGTATGGTAGCTGGTATCCAGGCTGGAACAGAAGTAGGAACTCCTGCTACGTTCAAGTTTGTAAACGCCAACGCTATTAAGCACCAAGATTACAACTCTAAGACTCAAATTGACTTGGCTATTGATGCCGGATTGTTGCCTTTGGAAGAAGCTGACAGCGGCGGTTTCCGAGTAGTAGTTCACAACACTACTTACGGAATTGATGCGAATTTTGTTTGGAACCGAGTTTCTGTTATTGAAGCTGCTGACTATGTTGCTTATAACCTAAGACAACAGTTGGAAGCTATCTTCATCGGAAATAAGGCTGCAACTGGAACTGCTCAAGCAATCAAGAACACAGTCATCTCTATCATGGATTCATTCCTTAGAGCAAATATCATTGTCGGAGACGACACAAATGATAATCTTGGATTTAAGAACTTGTTGGTAACGATCAACGGCAACACTGCTGTAATCGACATCACAATCACTCCAGTTCAAGGTGTTGACTTCATCCTTAACCGAATCACTCTTGACAATATTCGTCAGAGTGCGTAAAAGGTAGGGCAAGATGGCATTGACTAAAAAACAAAGACGAGAATTGGAAATCATGCTTTGCGACAAGAAAGCCGCAAAAGAAATGGAAGCAGCTATGCTTAGCGATGCTACCCTTTCTAAACGTACTGAGAGAATTTTGGCAAGCGGTCTGGCAAGTAAAGAACTTGCCGCCGATGTTAAGGCTCAGATCGAAGCCGCTGGTGGACAAGTCAGTAAACAAAACGAAGAAGTTCTAGATGTTGCAATGGCTTCGCAAGAAGCTGGTGATGCACTAGAAGCTGAGATTGAGTCGTAATAGGAGAATAAAATGAGTCAAACTTCAACTGGTGCAAGGATTGTATTTAGAGTAAATGGGCAAAAGATTGCTTTTGCTAATTCTTTGAATTACACAGTCGCTCACGCACACCAACCTGTAGATGTTCTCGATCAATTGGAACCCGCTGAGTACGCCGAGACTGGTTACACAGTGAATTTCAGTGCAACTCAATTTCGAGTTTCAAATCAGTCTGCTATGGCTCTTGGCTTGCGTCCTAGACTGCAAGACATCCTGACACAACCTGAATTGACTGCTGAATTGGTAGATCGAATCACTGGAGCCACTCTAATGTTGATCCAACGAGTAAAATGTACTCAAGAGGATTTCAACGTAGACGCTCGTTCATTGGGTCAAACTACTTTGTCATTTGTTGGAATTAAACAAGATGACGAGGGCTCTCTCTAAGCTGAAACGATAGGCTTATAGGTTCTAACCTGACGGCACACGAAAATCTTACCTCTAGTGCCCAGGAATGGGGTAAAACGTAAAACAACTTGCTGACAGCCTGACCGGAAGGGTTGAATAGACAGAACCAGCATTTTACAAGGGTTAGACTTAGGTCTAGCCCTTTACTTTTTGTGCTCCTAGCTTTATCATGTGATATGATGAAGAAGTCAGGTAACTGGCAATAATATAATAAAGGAGCATTTATGAGTATCACTACCCTCCCCTCTATGGAGAAGACTTTCACAATCGACGTGAAAGGGTCCGACACAGGACAGCAGTTTCAAGGCACGTTCACCTATAAACGTCCTAATTTACGAGCAAAATCTAATGCTGCTAAGCTCGCAGCACGCCTAAACGAAGACCTCAAGAATCTTGATGATGACACTAAGTTCATCCATGATGTTTTGGCAAATCTTCGCTATTCCCTGTCGCAGACACCTGATTGGTGGCAGAAAGCCGACTTTGGGTTGGATCTTTATGATACAAACGTTATCTTTGACGTTTATAAGGCTTGTGTTGATTTTGAAAACGAGTGGACTGAAAAGGTCTGGGGAAATCAAGAGCAAGCTAAAGAAGAGCTTAAAGAAAGCGTAAAGGCTGACAAAGCTAGTAAAGCCAAGTAATTAGAGGTTTTGGATGTCGAAGCTCGGCGTTCTCAACTTTGTAAAAGCGGCTCACGAAATGGTGAATGCCAATACTGCTTCGATGGAAGGTCTGGAGCGGTATTTGATAGCTTGGTTTTGTACGAAGTTTGAGACTACTCCCAATGATGAACGTTTACAAGAACTGACTCTTGAAGAGTTGGTTACGTTCTATTACATGCACAAGTTGCAAGACGATCCGCAAACTATAGAACGATTGATCACCGATGGCGAGGATGATTACGAACGTTGGCTCCGAGAAGAAATGGAAGAGGAGTACGTTACCGACGAAGAGATGGTCCAAGGAATGCTACAATATGAAGAAAGTCAAAAGGATAAGCGTCGTAACAAAGACCAAGAACTTCGGGCTAAGTTAAGAGAGCTACCTGACCGAATTACTACAGAATTTCCTAAGCTGAGTACGTTTGACTCGCAGGATGAAGAATGAAGCTTTGTAAACGTTGCAACAGACAAAAACCGTTAGAAGAAATGGCCAAGTCTAAGGCTTATAAAGATGGCTATAGAAATGAATGTAAATGCTGTAGAGCTGAACTTTTTAAAGCTTGGACGAAATCTAATCCTAAAAGACAAAATTATAATAAACAGTATAGACAGGAAAACGCAGAAAAATTCAATGACCCAGAATATGCAAAACGTTACTACCAAACTCACAAAGATCGTTTAGATGAAAAAAATAAAAAATGGGCCAAAGCTAATCGAAAGCAAAGTAATTTAATAAAAGATAATTGGAGAAGACTTAATCCTGAACAGCACAGAAAAATTCAAGCGGCAAGACGTGCTCGACTTTTAAAGGCAACGCCTAAATGGGCAGATTTACAAAAAATAGAGCAGATTTATTTAAACTGTCCTATCGGTATGGAAGTAGATCACGTTATCCCTTTAAAGGGTAAAAATATTTGTGGACTACACATTGAAACAAATCTTCAATATCTTTCTAAATCCGATAATTGCAAAAAGGGAAATAGATTTTAATGGACATTAAAAAACAGTTAGTGCTAGAGGTAAGCCTCGGCACTCAAAAACTCAAATCTGAAATTGCGGGTTTAAAGAAAGACCTAGAGAGCGTTGGCCGTGGTGTCACAGGTGCTCCAGGAACACAAGCTACTAAAAAGAGTGGTGTTGCTGCTGATTTGGAAAAAGCAAAGCAAATTAACCTCGCTTATAGGCAGCGTCAGAAAGAACAAGATCAGACTGAGAAGGCATTTGCACAACGTCAGAAAGAAGTTACTCGTGAGCAAGAGAAGGCTACTCGTGAACTGAGCAAGATGGCTGCTCGAAAGCAAGAAGAAGCTAAAAAAGAAGAGCAGCGGATACAGAAGACTACTGAAAAAGAAATCAAGCAAAACGAAACTCTAATTGAGAAAGAACAGGCTCAAAAGATTAAAGCTGAGCAAAAAGAAGCGAAACGAGTTGAATCTCAAAAGCAAAAAGAAGAACAACAAAAAGTACGACGAGAGCAACAAGAATCGAAACGAGCAGAAGTTAAGCAACAGCGTGAGCAAGCTCAGAAGCTTAAGATAGAACAGAAAGAGATTCAACGTCAAGAGGCGCAGCGCCAGAAGGATTTAAACTCCGAGAAAAAGTCAATTGCAGAACGTTTTGAATTCCTAAAGAAAAAACACCTTGAGGATCAGGTTCGTAAATCGCAATTAGATAGATCCGTGACTGCTAGGATTGCTAGAACAATGGGCGTGTCTGATGATAAGGCTCGTGCTTTAGCAGAGTCCGTGGGCGGCATGGGCGGTCGTGGCGGCGGTCTTCTTAGAATGCTTGGACGTACTGGCGGCTTGATGGCCGCTGGCGGCGCTATGATGGGTGCAGCCAATGCGTTTGAAGATTATAAAATGCTTCAAGCAAGTCGAAGACACGAATCAACTTCCAACCTTTTAGGTGGACAGTTTGTATCTCAATACAGTAGGGACAGCGGTCGTCAATTTAGCATGAGCCATGTTGGAGCCGCTGCTGGCGGAGCCGTTATGGGTGCTGGTGCTGGAGCCTTGACAGGCGCAGCATTGGGATCAATCATTCCTGGTTTGGGTACAGCAGTAGGAGCCTTGATCGGCGGTCTTGGTGGAGCCATTTATAAAGGCATCGACTCTTACATGGGAATGTCAGAGAAACGAGCAGCAAGATTCCAAAAAGAAACACAACCTCTTCAAGATGCTACTAATGCAGCAATGGCTTTGAATGGTCAACGTCTTGACATGATTAAGCGTGGTGGTTCATCTGCCCTGTTGAATCTCAATGAAGCTCAAGCTGCGGCTATGGGATTTAGTCCTGGAGAAGCTGCTCAGCAATACGGAACCTTGCAGGATATGCTAGGTAACGAAGGTGCTGCGTCTTCTATTAATACTGCTCGAAGAATCAATTTAAACACTGGAGCAAGTGTTGGAGATACTGGACAGATGATCCAGTCTTTAACTGGTGCTAATCGTCAAGCTTATGGTGTAAATGCTATGGGCACTGAGATGGTTATCTCTCGTGCAATGGCTAATGGACTAGATCGCAGTAAAACTTCTAAATTCTTACAAGAAACTTCAAGTGTATTGCAGGGCAGTACGCTGTATGCAAAAACCAACACTGGAACTATAACTGATAGGTTTACTTCACTGGCATCAGCTTTTGGTGAAGGTCGTATTGATGACACTTCAATGCAGCAAGCTAAGACAGCAATGGACCAACAATACCAAGCAAGTTTTGGTAAAGGTGGACTCGGCGGCTTAGGTAACATTTTAAATTTACAAGATACCAGCAAAAAATACGGTATTAATTTGGGCGGCCTAGATTTCGGAAACTTGTCTAGGTTAAGTCAAAATGCAACTGTAGAAGACGCCATGAAAGCGGTATCTCCAGAATTAGCAGCGAATCCAAAAGCAAAAGAATTCTTGTCTGAGCTTATTCAGAACAAAGCACAGAATAGTCAGAAAGCTCAAGAACTCTTAGGCACTCCTACTGCACTTTTAATGTCGCAGTCATCGGGCTTGCCAACTGAACAAAATCTAGCTTTCCTAGAGAAAACTAAAGCTGGAACTTTGAAGGCTGGCGTAGACATGACTAATCAAGAAGTAGCTGGAAGTCAAGAGCAAGGCATGGCTGTGCGAAATGCGCAGTTAGCTAAAGCGGAGGTTGACTTAGGTCGAACCACGTTTAAAACAGCTATCGAAAATACTGCTAAAGACTTGGACCGCTTGAAGACTGCTTTCTCAGATGCAGTCAAAGTATTTAATGAGGTACTGAAGGATATGAACATGCAACAGATTCAAAATCCCACATACTCAGGTAGTGGTCGATCTAAAGGACAATAATGAAGAATACTCCTTTACGTCGTCCAGCAGTACCAGGAACTACAGCGTTATTGAACGCAGCACGTCCAACGTGTGAGGCTCATTTTTACCGTTGGGATAGAGCTACTCCACAAGTTGTAAAGCTTGATGCCAATAATAAGATTGGTGGAGATTTTGAAGCAAGTAACAAAGAACGACCTGTGATGGTTGTTAATAACGACATCGTTCGGTGCTCAGTCAACAAGGACAAAGGCAGTCATGCCGGATCATTTTCTATGCTACTCAAAGCGGGTAAAGTTGGAAAAGATACCGACGAGTACAGCACGAAACCTATGATCAATTACATCGAGAAAGTTTCTCCTGGTGATTGGGTAATAATCTACATGTCCAAAACCGACACTAAAGTTGGAAAGAAAAACATAAAGATGTTAGGGATTGTGGAAAAAGTAACTATAGAAGAAGTCGATAATCCACAAACAGGAGTTCCTTCACAATACTTTTCCATTACCGGAAAAGATTTTGGAAAAGTGTTTGAGACTCAGATTTTTCATAATCCTGTAATGAATGCAGAACAAGCGGCTACTTATTTTGGTGCGGACTTTTTATCAGACTCTTTAAAGATTGTAGGTGCGTCAGCTACTCCAACTCCTGATGAAGTAATTAAAGCTTTGGTCAGTTTTTACTACGGTGGTCTATTCTCTAAAAAGAACACTGAGCACGAACTCTGGTACATTCCGCCTTCTTTGGCAGCGTACTTTGGAGTTGACATACAAACTAAAACTAAACCATCATTTATCGACATCTTTGACTACACGACTTTTGTAGGTTTAGCTGGCGGACAAGGAATTAGCAAAGGCAAACTTCCTGGAAATGTCATCATTCAAAATTTGCCAGCTTCGGGAAGCATTTGGCAAGTTCTCTCTTATTATTCAAACGCAGCATTAAATGAGTTGTTTTGCGATTTGGATTTTACTCCAAAAGGTTTGAAACCTTCTCTAATCTTTAGGCAATTACCTTACTCTGTGTCCAGTGGCAATTTGAAAATATCAACATCTGTTCCCGCTGAGAAGCGATCATTTTTACACGCTCTTCGTAGAACATCATTCGACTCTTCGATAATCAAACGAAAAAGTCTATCTATGACTGATGCAGAACGCATCAATCACATAGTTGTAGTTCCTAGAATTGAAACGCCTTATCCAGAGGCGTACAAATCAGCGATCAATCCTCCTAGCGTTCAACGACATGGTCTACGATCCCTAGTAGTGGAAACTCCCTATGCTGCAAACAAGTCTGAAGCTTTCGTAGCTTACTGTAATTTGTGTGTGGATCTTCTTTCAGAATGGTTTTTTAATTCTGAGAGATATTACAACGGCGTAGTTTCTGTTGAAGGTTTAGATGAGCATGTCTCTGTTGGGTCTAATATTTATATCTCAGACATCAAACAGTTGTTTCATGTAGAAGGGTACACTCACACCTACGAACAGTTCGCAAGCGGTAACATAAGCTTTGTTTCAGATTTTTCAGTCATTCGTGGTTGCTATGAAGCCAACAATGTGCTGAACGCAATTGACACTATGCAGTCAACCACAGTAGTTAAATCAGTTCTAGAGAATATACCTGGGAGAAAATTATGAGAGTAAGTTCATATTTCAAACCAGTATCTCCAGATTCAGGTAATGTTTACAACTTAGGCTCTGCCATCTATAAGGCACAAGTCCAAAAGATCATTTATCCAGATGATCCAGAGAGTCTGTCAAAGATCGACGTAGAGTACGAAGTCCTAGTTGAGATGTCTTCTGGTATGTCCACGTTTAAGAATGTTCCATCGCTGACTAGTTTTGGCGGCGGAAATGATTATGAGGAATTTGTATTTGAACCTGCGGAAGCAGCTTCCACTGGAAAGAACGACAACACTAATACTTTTAAGAATCGAAATGGTTCTCTGGTAGCTGTAGCATTCTTTGGCAACAACTTCCAAAGGCCAATAATCATTGGCGCATTTTCACACCCTAAAGAGCAAAGACGTAAAAAAGCCGATGGCATTTCTTATGTCCGAGTTGTTAGAGGTTTGAAGACAGAAATCAATAAAGATGGTGAGTGGACTATCACATATCAGTCTCCTTATGGACCTGATGGAAAACTTACAGCAGAAGCCACAGGCCCAAGTTTTATCAAGTTAGATAAAAAGGGAAGTATGCTTATATCCTTGAAAAAGGATACGATCAAGCAAACTCATGACGTAGATGCTGAGAAAACAGAGTTCATTTACAAGTCTGGCTTGAAAGTTACATTTGATGGCAAAGGTGATAAGGTAACTGTAGTCACGAAAGGCGGAGCCGAAGTTACTGTCGATGGTTCTAAAACCATTACTGTTAAAGCTGGCTCTACTGAAATCGTTGTCGATGGAAACTCTGGAAAAATTGAACTTAAAGGAGACCTTGTAGATGTAGGAACTGGTGCTTCGGCTTTGGCCGCTCTAGGTCCACAGCTTATTGCGTGGCTTTCTTCGCACACGCACATGGGAGATGGCGGACCAGTACCCGCACCAACATCGCCACCATTAGTACCTCCACCCTCGACTTTACTCAGTAAGTCTGTTAAATTGAAAGACTAATATGGCAAAACCAACTCCAACACCCGAACAGACAGAAGCAATCAATGCGGAAATGGCAGGTAACGCTGCACAAGCTGCGGCGTTGACAGAGTCAGTTCCTTTGCAAGATCCTATTATTGCGCAAAAGCAACAAGTTGATGATGCTTTCAAAGATTTGTTTGAGTATTACAATACCAACGTAATAGGGTTTTATGACGCAGAGCGCAAAGCTATTAATGGTGAGTTCGTTGCGAGCCCTGTAGTCGAGGCTGACATTCTCGGAGTAGGAAGCAACCCTCCAACTGGCCGTCTTGTGCCCACGCCCCCAGCTAACGACATAGTACGAATCCCTGAGTTTGATGACGGCGCTTATACATCTATCGCTCCTAATTATGAACAGCTTCACATCGCTGATCAAGCCGACGTTGAAGACGTGCTCGTGAATGGCTATGGTCCAGGAACTTATCCGCCAACTTTAGAAACGTTCACGGCACTGACTCCTAGCAGTACGACTTTGGAACTAGAAGATGCCTCTGTTGCGATTACTGGAATAACGGTAGGCACTATCTTCTTGCTTATTGATGGCGGTGATTTAGCCGTTGTAAAAGTTACAAACACCACAGTACCCCCAGGCACGCCACCGCCGTACAAACTAAATCTAGACATTGAACTCATAGTCCCGCCTACAGGAACCATCCCTGTCGGAACTACTTTAGATTCCTTTACTGGTTTTACCAATCCAGAACGGACTATTAAAACTGCAACGGACCCTGACTACCAACCGCTCATGGACTATTTGATAGGCGAATTGGAAGCTAGAATAAATGACAGAATTAGTAGACTAAATGAACAATTGACGGCCTTAGCAGGAAATGAAGACGCAGACGGTGCAGCTCAAATTACGACTGCCACTACGAATGCAAACAATAGTAAAAACTACTTAACGAACTATCTGCTAACGACCGACATTTCAAATACTGGAATTTCAAGCCTAGCTTCAGAACGAGGACTTAGGTCAACGTTTCTGACTATTCGCTTGGGTGAGATTCTAGCTAATTACACAGGACAAACTGAGGATTATTACGAACAACGATACCAGACGGCTAACAATAGGGGCAACACTCAAAGAGGAACTCTTAGGGCAGTGGAGAACGCTAAAAGCGTGAAAACTACGCTTCAAGGTTTGGCCGCAGGTTTAGCAGGTGCAAACGCTGCATTGGGTAGTATAATTCCATAATAGGCTCTGTTATAATGAACAGAGAATAAAATAAATAGGATATAAGAATGGCTTTTCCAAGTCTAGGTCCGTTCAATAGCATTGTTGAGGACTTTACAAAATCTCTAAATAATATCTTTGGTTTAGGAACCACTGGCGGTTCTGGCAAACTTGGTTTGGCAGGTGACTTGGTGCGTCCTGAAGGCTCTGGAGATACAGGTCTTACTGCGGACACCGCAGACTTTGATCCAACTAGATGGACAGGTAATACCAATCGCAAAGGCGAAAAGCGCCTAAGATATGGTTTCAAGATCATAGACCTGAAGGATTTCGGAACAAACTTAGGCTTGGGCTCTTCGAGTCAATCTACAGTCGCCACCTATTACTTAGACATCCCTCCCCAAGCTATTACGCAAAAGGAAGTCTTCGCCACAAACATCACTGCAACACGCAGAGGGGTTGTGGTTGAGTCTGAAGGCGTCGTGTTTAAAGACATCGTAATTGCCGGAACTACAGGCGTATTTCCAGGCGCTCGTGATAACTTTGGCGGAAACCAGGCCAACTTTAAAGACTTCACCAAACCTCCTACAAAGGCTGGCGGTGTTGCTGAAAACGGAACTTCTAAGAGTTCCACAGTAATCTCTGGCTATGCAGAGTTCATGGCTCTTAGAGCTTTCTTTTTGAAGTATGCACAAAGCAAGATCCAAAACAAAGGTTCAAAGTTTCTAGTTTTCATTAACGAAAAAGATCAACAGGCCCTTGTTGTAGAGCCCTTAGAGTTCAACATGGAACGAAGCTCTAAGAATCCTATGCAATATCAGTACAGGATTGTACTTAAGTGCATTACCACTTTGGATGCTGTGTTCTCTTCTGAGAGAAACGGCGCTCCCGATGTCGGCGGAATTCTAAATAACATTGTAAATATTTCACGAAATACCGTTGCTGCTATCAATCAGTTCAGAGCTGCGGTAGGAGCGACAAACAGATTGGTGCAGAGCGTTTCTCAAGAGATTGATAAGACGTTCATCCAACCTCTCAGACTTCTTGGAACTGCTCTTAACGACCTTGCTGATGCCCGAGATAATATTCTTGCGGTGCCAGCCATTTTGCGAAGAAACTTGAATGAGTCGATTTTGACTATTCAAGAAAATCGTTTTACCAAACCTGCTAAAGATTTGGCTACTGATTTGCTGGCTTCTGGTTTTATCGCCACAACTGCTGTCTCCGGCGCTTCTGCAAACAATCCCTCGTCAATTGGAAAGATTTCCACTCGTGGTTCAGCAGATCCCCTGACTTCTACCAATTTACTGAATCAAGCTAAAGCGGACAGTTATGTAACTTCTACAATCTCAGCTTTAGAGAGTTCTTCAAGAGAACCACTTCCTAAGTCTTTTGTGCAATCATTGAGAGATGAAGCTCAAAAACTTGCTGATGATATTGCTGATGCCGTGAATCTTGGAAATGAAGATTATGATGTAATTCAGAATAGAACTCCAACCATCATTGCAAATCCATTACGACAAGCCACTTCTAATGAGTTCTTGTTGTTGGGTGCTACGATCAAAGTTATTTCTGCTTTAAATCAGGTATTGGCTACGAACAGCATGTTCTTAACCGACACTGAATCAACGTTTGAAAACGATCAAGAGCTTTTACAGAATATCGTTGAGCTACAATCTCCAGCTTCGGTAAAAGAAATCGTCATCATGCAAGGTGACACGCTTGAAAGAATTTCACTTAGAGAATACGGAACAGTTACTCGTTGGGTAGATTTGGCAGTATTGAACAGTTTAAAATATCCATATATTGCCCAAACTAAAGCTGATGGGGTTAAGGCGTATGGTGATAAATTAATGGTAGGTAACTAAAAATGTCAGTTATTCGTAATAAACAGTACAACATCACCAAAGGCATGTCGCAGACAGAAAAGGACATGGGAGTTGATTTAAAGATCAATGCTGATGGCGATTTGGAAATGAGTAACTTGAAAGATTTGAAGTTAGTTGCCGGAGTAAATAATGCGGCTCAAGCTTTAAGATTAAAGTTGGAAGTAGAAAGCGGCAGTCTTCCGTATCACCCTAGCATTGGAACTCAATTGCAAATAGGTGAAAAGACTAAAGATGCGTTTGCAGTTAAGACTTCAGTTTTAAATTCAATTTTATTGGACCCCAGATTTATCAGTGCCAGAGTGAATGTAACTGTCCAAGGTAGTTCGTATATCCTTGACATCTTTGTCACTTTGAAGAATACTGATCAAGAGGTCCCGCTTCAATTAGCGTTGGTGGAGTAACATGGCATTTAGTCCAAAATCACATTCAGAAATAGTTGCGAGCATGGCGGCAAAAGTCTCTGCCGAGACGCCAATTAACGACTTCAATCCTGGCTCAGTAATTTTAACGTTACTTGAAGCTGCTGCGCAAGAAGACTTTCAACAGTACGTTGCTATGCTTGAAATCATCCTGGCTTACAACCTGGATACTACAAGTGGAGAAGACCTTGATAAACGAGCTAAAGAGTTCGGACTAACAAGACTGGACGCTCAACCTCATAGTGGTTACGTTTCTGTAATTGATACTCGATTCAACAAAATCTCTAGTAAAATCTACGCTGGTCTTCCAGGACCGACAGCAAACTCAAATACTATCAACGTAGATGATGCCTCTGCTTTTCCTGCCAGCGGTTCTATTTATGTAGGACGTGGAACTCAGAATGCTGAGAGTATTATTTCTTATTCTGCCGCTCCAGTGAATAACGGTTCGTACTGGACTATTACACTTGACACCAATCTTTTAAAAGATCACGGTACAGATGAAACAGCTATTCTGGCTCAATTTGGAGACAGAACTGTTACGGCTGGAACAGAAGTTCGTATTCCACCTAATGATTTTTCTGAAGCTGTATTGTTTGAACTTAATCAATCTGTAACATTGCTTGACGGTGAAAATCGTATTGATAACGTTCTCGTAACTGCCCTTGAATCTGGCGGATTTTCCGTACCTTCTGATTCCATTACTGAGTTCGTAAACGAGCCTTTCTCTGCTGCCGCAGTAACTAACCCTCTTCCTTTCGTAAATGGTCGAGACCAAGAAAGCGATCAGGAGCTTAGAGACCGTATTAGAGATACAATTCAATCTCTTTCTCGTGGAACTAAGGACTCGGTTAGAACTCGAATCACAGGTCTAGTAGATCCTAATTCAAACAGCCGTATCGTATCTGCCAACATTATTCCTCCTGTTATTCTTGCAGATGGTCCTACGAAAGTTTACATCGACAATGGTCGTGGCCTTGAGCCCGAACTTGCTCCTATTGGCTTGGAAGTTCTAATTTCTAAAGCGAATGGTGGAGAGTCGTTCTTTCAATTGAAGAACTTTCCTGTCGTAAAAGCTAACCTTATCTCTCAGTCGTCTGAACCATACAACTTAGTTGGTGGCGAAACTATCATCGTCTCTGTTGGTGACGAAGAAGAAACTTTTACTTTTGCTGCTGCGGATTTCAGGACTCCTGGAAAAGCTTCTGCTATCGAAGTTTCTCAAGCTATCAACAAGCGTGCAAATCTTATTGAGGCCCGAACTCTTACAGATAGTTCCACAGGCGCTAGAAAAATCATCATTACGCCTATCGCTCGTGAAAATGAAGACATGTCCATCTCTGCGGTATCAACTGCACAGCCAGCATTCAACTTCAACACGAAACGAGTGTTTACTTCTAAGCTTTACAAAAATGATCAACTATTAAGTAAAGATGGAACAACTGCCTCTGTGCTTAGTGATGCTCAACCTTTTGACCTTTCTACGGACGTAGTAACTACTCTTGATGGAGATTTTACTCTGGCGTCTGGCTCTAGGATCTTAACTAAGAGCGCAATTGGATCAGGTGTAAATTCTATTCTTGAACAAGTACAGCCTGGTGATTATGTGAAGTTGTCGGGAGACCCTGACACTTTCTACACTAAGGTACAAACTGTAGTTAGTGCTCAAAAGGTATTGCTAAAAACGGCGTACCCAATCGGAGGCTCTGGTTCAGGTAATATCGTTATTTGGAATTCTCCACAATTGGAAGTAGCTTCTAACGGAGAAGCCGACGATACAGAACTTGTAAGCTTTGGGCCAAACGATTTTGCTAACCCTTCTCAGGCTCTTGCTTCTGAAGTTTTGGCAAGACTTCAAGAAGAGGTACACCAATCCAGAAGTGAATTGGCAGTAAACTCTACTCGTGTAAAAATCATCTCTGAAATTGAAAACAGTTCTCAGTCTTCTATGCGAATTGTCGGAGGTGGAGCTGCGGCAGAACTCGGATTTTGCACAGTGTACCCTTTGACCGGAACAATTTCAGTCAATGGTGGAAGCGTTCTAGTAACCGGATCAGGAACGCAATTCCTTAATGATCTTGTCGAAGGACAGTGGATCAAGGTTTCTGCACACGGAAAAGGCGCATGGTCACAAGTAGAGACTATTGAAAGTAATACAATTCTCTATCTTAAGGATGGCTACCGAGGGGCTAACGCAACTGGCGTTGCCGCTTCTGCAATGAATCTTGGCGACTTAGTAGAAGGAACGGATCGAGACTATATCTTGAATAGGTCTAATGGCCAGATCGAGTTGATGTCCCCACTAGAGGCAGATGACACCCTCACTATTGGTTCTATCAATACCAGAGCTTTTGTAGACTCTCTGCCAGAGACTTTTAACTTCAGCACGCTTGGACCTTCATCCACTTTGATTCTTAGAATTGACGGAGGTTTTGTTGGGTCTGTATCTACAGGTGATGGTATCGCTCCATACAATCTGATGCTGTCTGAAAACTTGAAAGATTATCCTGCTGGATTTTTCACAGGTTTTCAAATTGAGTTCACCAGCGGAAACAACATCGGACAAACCGATTTGATCAATACTTACAATCCTGCAACTGGACAGATTACCCTCATAACAGGCGTAACTAATCCTATCTTGGTTGGCGATAAATTTGTATTGTCGCAAGTATTGAACTTCAATCACGCAGTAGACTTTGCCGATCCTTCAAACGTATTTGCGTCTGAAGTTGTAGACGCAATCAACGCTCTTATTTTAGGCGGTGTTGCCAAGATCAACTTGGTAAATAACTCTGTTCGATTGCAGACTACTTCGTTTAGTTCTGATGGAAAAATTCAGGTCGTCGGCGGAAGTGCAAATGGAGTCTTGAACTTTTCTACAGATTTACAAGAGAATCAAGAAACAAACTTGGCATTCTCTCTTTCTCAAAACTCAGATCGAAATGGATTGGCAGACTCACTTGGATTCACACTCGGACCTGGACAATCGCTGGTTGGAATCATAGACGGCGACGTGGTAAATAAAACCTTCGTCATCCCAATGTCTATCGAAGGAACTGTCAGCGTAGGCGGATCAGGTACTTTTACGACTTCTGATTTCATCACTAAATATCCCACGTCTAGTTACTTTAACGACTTTTGGTTGTATTGGACTAGCGGACTTCTGGAAGGAAGTTTGCAAAAGATTACCGGATATAACGCCGTCACTGGAGTGTTTACGACTTCTGATGTATTCCCTTCCATTGTCGGAGCTTCGTCTGTCGGAGATACTTTTGCGATAGTTCCTAGAACTGCTGAGAATGTTGCTAAACATTTGACTGACTTGAATATCTCCACAGTTTCTACAACGATTGATTCTGAGGTCACTGGAATTTCTGGAGACTTCGTGCAACTGGTAACGAAAACTCCTGGTTCTTCTGGAAAAGTTTTTGTGTCTGGTGGAACAGCAAACGCAATTGAAATTGCGATTCAAACCATTGTCGCAGGTTCTCCTGTCAATGACGTAACGACTAACTCTATAGCAGGTCTTGCAAAAGGTTTGCCTGTTAATCTGCGAGCCGGAGGCAATGTCACAGTTGGCGATAACGTAGCTCCCTTTGATACTTTCACCTCTGCGCCGTTCATTACAGCGTTGCCATCTTACTTCAATGGGCTTGAGTTGGAATTTACTTCTGGCTTAAACGCAGGACATAAATCAGAAATCTTGTCTTACAACAACGTGACTGGTGAGTTTGTCCTGGTAGATGGAACTGCAAATCCAATTGTTGCCACAGATAGCTTTGTTATCAATAGGCTTGCATTTGTAGTAGACATCGTTGGTACGACTTCGCCATATACTGTTAGCCTAAATGATGAAGCAGACGTAGCAATTGACGTGTCTGGATATACATCTGAACGTCTTGGAACAATTGCTGATCTTAACGGCCTGAACTTCGCAAGAGTTCAAGTTGAAGGAACTGACGGTTACAAGAACTACACAGGGCTGATTCAACTTGCTCAGTGGACAATCGACGGTTTAGATCGTGATCCATCAAACTACCCTGGTATCGGAGCTGCTGGTACGCAGTTTGAAGTTATCCCTCCAGTTCTTATTAATGTTCGCTTGATTCTTAACGTAACTACAGACGAAGGCGTGAGCTTAGCTTCTGTTCTCAACGAAATCTCAAGTGCGGTTCTTGGCTATGTCAACTCTAGAAAAGTTGGTCAAGAAGTTGTATTGTCGGAAATTATTGCTGCGGCTCAGTCTGTTAGCGGAGTCTTTGACGTAGAGATTAGTAACCAAACTAGTAACATCGTAGTCGCTGATGGTGAGCTTGCTCGCTTGGCTGACGAGGATCTGGTGATTGGCTAATGGCTGACGAAAAATTTAAACGCTTAGTTAAATCAATGCCTGGTCTTTATAGGCCAGAGGTCAATACAATGATCGGAGGTCTCCTTAAAGCTTGGGGACTTTCCGATGATGATATTGTCGTGCAATTGAAAGAAACTAAAAAGCAGATTTTTGAAACGGACGCATCAGATAGATACCTAGATTATCTGGCAAACAATGTCGGCGTGTCTCGTACAGCCGAATTAGGAATTGAAGATGAAGACTTTAGAAATCTTATCCCAGTCCTCTCATATTATCCAAAACAAGTTAGACAAACTATCATTGCTCTTCTTGACGTATTTTGGGGAGCGGGTTTTACTCGTCCCAATATCAACAGTGGAAATATCGAGCCTTTTGATTTTTCTCCTGTTTCAACGCTAACTGGTTTAGTTACTTTCGAGAAAGACAACAAGCTGGTGAAAGGTTCAGGTACTTTATTTTTGTCTGAGGTTCAACCTGGACAATACATTAAAGCTGCCTCTTCATCTGGCTATCTTTACGCCAAAGTGTCTGCTGTCATCAGCGATACACTATTAGCTCTTAGCTCTGTTCCTGCTGACATGACTACTCAAGTCAATGTTACCGCAGTCGTTGCAGACGTTCGAGAACTTGAATATGAAGTTGACAATGGAGATGACCGAAGGAAGATTCGCTTTAAGCCGTCTTCGTTTGATGACATCACCGCAGTCACTATTGCTGAGCTAGTAGAAGCCATCAACTCTGATCCAGAGCACAACAAGAATTTAACAGCATCTAGTTTTATTGATCCGCTTGCCGGAAATAAACTGAACCTTAGAACTAATACTCCTGGATTACAAGGGTCGATTCAAATCATTGGCGGAGACGCAAATGCTCCTACTCGTTTGAATTTTTCTTTGGTAAAGCAGGTTGAAGCGAAGGCTGCCGTTTATGAAATCAATCCAAACGAAATCGTAGTACGAATTCCATCGTCTGTTCCAGTGTTGCGTAGAAAATTGCAAGGATCAGCACACCCTAAGCAAACTAAAACTGAACTGTTTTCTAATTTAGCTACTTATGACTTCGCTTCTCTGGGCGGCTCATCCTCTTTGAATCTCACTGTAGATTCTATGCCGTATGTAGTTACGTTTAATCATGCGACTGATTTTGCTGATGCAACTGCTGCAACAGCAGAAGAGGTAGCAGAAGTTATCAATAATCAATTGCTTTACCTACAAGCTTTTTCTGACGGCATTACCGGAAGAAATAAAGTAGGTCTTCGCACGACTGAAGGCTCTATGGAGTATCAAGTGACCGGAGGTACGGCAAATACCGTACTTGGGTTCTCAACGGCACTCCAGCAAGATCCTGATATGATCGTTGCGAATTACCCTTCGGCTTACATATTTGACCCCACAGGTCAGCTTTTTACAGTCACAGGGAATGTTTCAGACTTGACTGCCCAAGTAGATCAAGGAGTCATTAGTCCAACATTATCGTTGAACAATGCCTCATCGTTTCCAAATCAACCTGGACTTCTGTTGTTGAATTTTGGCCGCAACGACCAAGAAGGCCCAATCTCTTATAATAGCCGACCAAATAACTCAACGTTACTAATCGACGCTTCGTACATATTTCAAAAGGAACATGTTATTGGAACCAAAGTGAATTACGTTGCAAATACGCCGACCATACCCAGGATTACTGGGGATGATTATGCCGTGTATGTGACAGGCACTCAGGAAGCCAGAAATGCGGCTCAGGAATTGATTAAAAAGCTTCTCGCAGCGGGAGTTGTGGTTCGCTTTATAATTGAGTTTCCAGAAGTGCTTTTTGAATGTATGTGTCAATCGTGCAGACCTAGTGACAGCCCAGACCAAGTGGGAAGTCGTACAGGCTTGCCACCATTAACGTTTTAGCGTAAACTGATACTTGGTCGTGATAAAATTGCTGTAGATAATAAAAAACAGCATAAGGAACCAGAATGGCTCTACTCCAGCAAACCAGAATATTGCCTAACCAGCGTCTAGACCTTCCTGATTACAGGAATATCGAAGACTTTATGTGCGCTGATTTAAAGGCGATTCATAAAAATGTTTGGTCAAATAACAATTTCGTAATCTCTGGTTTCCAACCTACTGGCGGTAGCATTGGATCAGATACTCTTTCGTTGGTCATTGCCAATTCTACTTGTATGCTCGGTCAAGACGACGGCGTACTATACATCGGCGCTCCTAGTCTTCCGGCCCTTTCTACTGATGCTCTAACTCCTAACGCAATCAATTACGTTGAATTGACTATTGACAAAGATACTGGTGGAGCCGATTCTCGTGCTTTCTGGGACTCTACTGCAAATGGTGGAGCGGGTGGAGAGTTCAGCCAAATCGTTGATACTTATACGTTTTTAAAGGCCACCTTTTCAATCAACACTTCTAACTTTACAGGCGATGCCAACAAGCTTCGTATCTGTACTGTAACTGTAAACAACGCCGGAATTATCACGGCAATCGACGATCACAGAAACCTTTTCTACAGACTTGGTCGTGACGGCAACCCTGGATATACTTTCCCTTGGTCCTCTAGGACTGAACCTCTCAGTTCTTCTTTTTCTGGCGCTGACAAAGACATCGTAAATCTTAAGCAACTTTTAGATGCTTTGATGGACGGTATCCGAGAAATCAAAGGTACTACTTATTGGTACGAAGAGCCAGCAGTTTCTTTTCCTGGTGCTTTCGCAAACCCAGCTTTATCAGTAATTTCAGGTAGTTCCGACTCAGCCAAGTTTGCTTGGGACGGCGCTTTCCTTACTATTTCTGACGATGCAATGTCACCTCTTCAAACGGATGCTATTGGATATATTCGTATATTCTCATCTGCTGCTGACCTAGCACTTACTCGTCAGTCTGGCGTGAACGCAATTCAAATCGACGACAAAGAAATTCTTTGGGTAGAAATTCCAGATCCTTATGCCAACGTTAACTACGATGGCGTAGGCTTGACTGCATTTAACTACCACGTCTCTGCACTTGGTTCCGTTCCTTTGAACGAGAACTCATACTGGCTCGCTTACCGAGAAGGTTCTCGCCTTTACGTCAGAGGCTTGGGAGAACTTGATCCAGGCGAATCCGTAGAGATTAGCGATCAAGTGCCTGAAGCTCTTGAACAGTTTTTAGGTTTTGATCCTGAAACCGCAACATCAGTTCCATACACTGCTACTCCGAATCCTTTGTTATTCGGTAACGTATTCAATACTTCTTCGTCTCTCGTAACGGCAATCTCAGCCAACACAGCAAACATCAATGCCTTGGGCTTGATGCTTGACACTAACGTCTATGACGAGAAGATGGTCGTTGTTTCCGGCGCACCTGCTGACGACAATGAAATCACAGGTCCAGTAGCAGCGAATACAATTATTACTCTACCTTTAGATTCTCGTGACTCTAACGTCCAAGAGCAATACATAGTCGGCGCTGGTTTACTAGCAGTCTACTTAAATGGTCAACTATTAGAGTTAGGACTAGATTGGAATGAAGTCGGCACTATAGGAAACTTAAGTGACGAAATTGAAATTCTTCAAGACTTAGAAATTGACGATAGGCTTATTTTCCGTATTGGCTCTCTTGGTGGATTTAACGTTGGCGCTTCTTCGGGAGAAGCTAACACTGGATCTAACGTAGGTGGCGGCGGAGAGGTCTTCAAACAGAAGACTGGTATCGACTTAGAGTTTAGAACTATCGTTGCTGGAAGTAACGTAAGCATTTCACAGACTGCTAATACCCTTGTAATTTCTTCAACTGGTGGCGGTGGTGGTGGCGGTGTTGACGCTGTAACTGAAGTTTCAGCAGATTACACAGTCTTAGGAACTGATGCTCATATTCGAGTTGACGCCGGAACAGGAGTACGAAATCTTACCCTGCCAGACGCATCTTCGGTACTGGGTAAAAAATACGTTATAAAGAAAGTAGACGCTTCTGCAAATGCAGTGAATGTGAACACGGTATTGGCACAGTTTATTGATGGAGTTACGCTTCAACAATTATTGGTTCAGTACGAGTCTATTTCTATCATTTCAGTTGGTAGTGGCTGGGATATTCAATAATGACTTATAATCCACGACTGAAAGGCTCAGTTATAACAGCAGGGGCAACCAGTTCAGAACTGCCCCCTCGCACGAATGGAAGTGGCGGTTCTTTAAACCGAACCGATCCAGTGCGATTGGATTCTTCTGGCGTCGTACAGAAGGTAGATCCCACTGTGGAATCGCAAGCTCTGGCGTGCATCGGCGTGGCAAAAGATTCGGTATCGAATGGTTCCTTGGTAGGAATCGTGACTCAAGGTCGTTTGACAGATGTAACGGTTTCCGGTACTTTTGGCGATTCTATGTTTTTGTCAAAGACTGGCGGCCTGACACATATAAAACCTACAATTGGAGTCAATGGATTCGTTGCGGGTGACTTTGTCGTGTGTATTGGGATCGTGGTTAAAAATCAAGACAATCCGCTACTAACTGACCTTTTGGTAAATGTCAGAGTAGTCGGGCAGTTGTAGCAAAATTTCAACAGAAGAAAGGTTATACTATGGAAGAACGAGTTCGGAAAGTAGATGTAAATAAGATGTCCCCAGAACGAGCCGAAGAGTTGTCCGGTCAAATCGGAGATAAAGTCGTGCAAATTCAAAAGGATGCTTTAGAGAAGCTTAATCGAGTTCTAAATGTTTACGGCATGGCCGCTGAACTATCAATCAAGATTATTAAACTTGAGGAGAAAGAATAATGGCTGATATTAGCGTATTGAGTAGGTTGATTAACGGTGTTCAAAGAAACGTCGATCTTCAACAGAACTCGTTAGTTGTCGGTAGTTTGAAAGTTGGAGCAGTGTCTCCTACCGAGCTTACCAAAGCAATTCTTGACAATTTGCTCACCCTACAAAACGGTAGTGATATTGCAGCTTCCCTGCATCATCACGATGGACGTTACTTTACTGAGTCTGAAATCGGATCAAGCTCTGCTTCTTCTGGTTCTGATCTAGTAGGTGACGACAATACCTACTCTAACTTCACTCCTGCTGCTGCAACTGTAAAAGGTGCGTTGTCAGGTATCGACACCGCTCTTGCGAACGTTGCCGATGAGAAAGTTGGAATTTCTGCTGCGGATACCACTCCTGGTTATCTGGCAGCAAAAGTAACTGTTGACAACGGTACGAACTCTACGAATCCTCTCGAAGAGTCGATCCTTAATCCAGGTGCAAACGAAGAACTTCGTATTCGCTTCGACCAATCTAAAGTTGATCACGGATCAATCGGCGGACTTGGCGACGACGATCACACTCAATATATTCTTGTTGCAGGTACTCGTGCATTTTCTGGTAATCAGTCAATGGGCGGTTTCAAGCTCACGAACTTAGGTGCTCCTACTGGAAACGGTGATGCTCTTCGTTATGATATGCTTGGCGCAAACAATGGTATCGCTACCCTAGACGGTGGTGGTAAAGTTCCATTGTCGCAATTGCCTAGCGCAATCATGACTTATGAAGGTGTATGGAATGCCTCTACGAACTCTCCTGCTCTTGCTGATGGCGCTGGTGATATTGGTTCCGTTTACCGAGTATCGGTAGCTGGCACTCAGAACTTAGGTTCTGGTAACATCACGTTTGATGTAGGCGATTATGTAATTCTTAACTCTTCTCTTGTTTGGGAAAAATCAGATACTACAGATTCAGTTGTTTCCGTAAATGGTCAGACTGGCGTAGTATCTCTTGATACCGATGACATTGCAGAAGGTGCAAATCTATACTTCACTGATGAGCGTGCTCAAGACGCTATCGGTTCGATTCTGCTTGACTCCGCTACTATCGACTTTACTTATGACGATGGTACTCCTTCAATCACAGCAATCGTAAAAACTAACTCGATTGACGAAACGCACCTCACTGCTTCAGTAGCAGGTAACGGTCTTTCTGGTGGTAACGGTTCTGCACTTGCAGTTAACGTTGATGATTCCACAATCGAAATCAACACTGATGCTCTCCGAGTTAAAGATTTAGGTATCAGCACTGCTAAGTTGGCAGCTACTTCTGTAACTGCTGCTAAGTTGGGAAGTGACGTTGCTGGCGCAGGTTTGTCTGGTGGTAACGGTTCGGCTCTTGCAGTTGCTTACTCTCCATTGATGCAAAAGTCAATGGTAGCTGGCGAGTCAATGGCAGCTAACACTAGCTTCCTGGTACGAATGGCTAAGAACGGTGAGACAGCAGGTAGAATTTACAAAGCTGATAATGATGCAACTTCTGCTGATAACTTTTACGTTGTTGGTATTGCTTTGGCAACTTCTGCGGTATCTGCTGGTGACAGCGTTAACGTAGTAATGTTCGGTAGCCACACACTTGGTTCAAACGACAGTGCCTTCGCTGGTGCTGATCTTGGAAAGCCTGTGTACCTGACTGCCGCTGGAGCTTTCAGTATCACTCCTCCTTCTGCCGCTAACACAGCAGTAGTTCGAGTTGGTATCGTGGCAACAACTAGCAGCATCATGATTATGCCAATGCAGCTTAACGGCGTCAACTAAGGTTGACTCCTAAGCTGACATGAGGTAGTGTTGTGATATGGGTAAATTTTTAAGACTGGTCAACGGAATACCAAGACATCAAGATGAAGCGGCAAGTACGCCCATCTACGATCAGTCAGTAGACATCAACTCGACTATTACCTCTGGGACTAGTATCACTATTCCTGGAGGCGAAACTTACGATGGACAAGAGTTAGAAATCTACTTTAATGGTCAGGTATTAGACGATGTGGTAGACTATACTTTTGTAGGGTCTCCACCTCGAACTCAGGTTCAGTTTACTTTTAACCTAGAGCCTGGTGATAGAATAAGATATAGAAAAATTCGTGGAGCATAATAATGCAAAAGTTTGACGCTAGACAGACCATTTCACGAGACACGTTAAATCGAATAGCTCTTGCAACTAATACAGAGCTTGACGATTTACTTCGCTCGTTAAATGCTGAAACTACACCCCCATTTCATCTTTACCCTAGTAGTCCTGCTGACTTGACTTTGAACGTTGGTTCTAGTAAAGTTCAAAACCCTCTGACTTCTAGAAACAGAACTGTTGCCGCAATCGGTGCAGATACTCCTAATTTTACTTCTGGAACAATCGTACTCCCTGCTGCTAGTGGTGGAACTATCGTAGTAACTCCTGGCGCTGATCAAGTTTTGACAGTTGCTTCTGGCAATTACATTAAAGCCACAATTTATCTTGACGCTAATAACGAACTGAATTTGTTGATGGGTACGGAAGCTGCTTCTGAAGCTGCTGCCAATGCTCTACCTGCACCAGACGGAACTTTGGCGATTGGATATTTGGTTATCCAAAACGTAGGTGGTGTAATTCAAAACGTCACTAACGCACGCATTTATCAATTCGTAGGAGTTGGTGGAGCAGGTGGAAGCGGTAATGCTAATGAATTGTTAGAGCGTTTGAAAGAACGTTTTGCTGATTCTAGCTGGGAGTTTGTAACTCCTGTAATTTTTGCAAATGATAAAGAAACTCTGACGGACGGCGTTAACACTACTGGTGCTTATAGCGTAGTGAATAAAACTTACGTCCTAGACTCTACTGAAAAATTTACTTCAGTAGAAATGCTTGATTCCGCTTTCTTAACTGAAGAGCGAGAAATCACTCGTGTAGAACTCATGGCTTTTTGGAAAGCTGGAGCAATCGACACTGGCGCCACTTATAAAGTTTCAAGAAACGGCGGAACAAATTATCAAACAGTTGATATGGAAAGAGTCGGAGATACTGATACTTTCCGAGGCGTATTGTTCTTCGACGAAGAAGCAAACACTAACGTATCAACAAATACTACAGGCTCGAATGCCGATGAAGTATTGAATGCTACTACGGCTCAGCAACTAGCTCAGTCTTTTGTACTGGCTTCTTCTCAAGTAGTTGAGAGACTGTTGAACGTTATCGTAACTAAAACTGGAGCTTCCATTGGAGACCTGTGGTTTGAAATCGCAAGAGACAATGCAGGAAATCCTGGAGATGTCATTGCCACTTCTGCTGTAGTGAATATTGCTAATTTGACTGCTGGCGCAAATAACATTGATGTAGTAATCGGTGGAGTTCTTAAGGCAGGAACTTATCACTTGGTAGCTAAAACTTCCGCAGCATATAAAACAGACTTCTCTGCCGGAGTTCGACAAATTCAATTACGAACTCTAACGGCTTCTGGTGCTACTGATTCTAAAATCTACAATGGTACTACTTGGTCGGCTGTAACTGGTGAAGCTTTGCGCTACACTCTCGAAGGTCGATCACAAAGTATGAAAGTAGAAATTACCTCTTCTGCTGCAAGTCGAGAACTTGCAGGTTTTGGAATTTTCTACGGATACCAACCTCCTACTGTAACTGGCGTTAAGAATATCGAAGCCTTTAAATTCAGTGGAGATTTGAATACTACAGAATTTACACTTACCAAATTCAAACCTAATCCCGACTTGTTAAAAGTCTACGACGTTAACTCTGGTCTTGTTTATCGCTACGGTGCATTTACAATCAGCGGAAACAAAGTAGTATTTTCAAGCGGTCAGTTTTTAAACCCTGGAGAACTCGTAACTCTCGTCTTTGATCAAAACGAAGGCGGAGCTTTTGATAATTCAGATGACAATGCTAACCTCCTTGCCGAGAATAGATTGGGTTCTGAGGATGCAACACTTGATCGCTCTGTTGCTGGAGAAGGCTTGTTACTTCGTTCCTCAAATGGTAAACTCTGTGAGATTTATCTTGAATGGAATGGCGTAACTCATGATATTAAAATTGCGGAGAAACCATAATGTCTAGAGCAGGATTTACACCCAAAGGTGGAGCAAGTGCTAAATTTGCGAAGAATTATTTAATCAATGCGGACATGGATATAGCACAAAGAGGAACTTCTTTCCCAGCTATAGCAGGTGGATCTTACTCTTTAGACCGCTACGCATACGATAAGAACGGAGCAATGGTTCACACTATTTCACAAAGTTCTGATGTGCCAACGCTTGCTCAAGCTTCTTATGCTTTTAAGAATAGTTTGCTGGTCACTCTTACCACACCAGATACATCTTTAGCGGCAGGAGATTATTGCACTATTCAGCAGAGAGTAGAAGGTTTTAATTATGCAAACTTACATGGTAAAACAATTACTCTTTCATTTTGGGTAAAAGCAACACTTCCAGGAATTTACTGTATTGGATTTGTAAACGGAACTCCTAATAGGTCTTATGTAACTGAGTACACTATAAATGCCGCTAATACTTGGGAAAAGAAGACTATTACTATTACTACTGATACCGTAGGATCTTGGAATTTAACTAACGGACTAGGTCTTAGAATTGTATGGACTATAGCTGCCGGAACAACTTATCAAACTACAGCAAACTCTTGGCAAAATAACTTTACATTTGCAACGGCGAATCAAGTTAATGGAGTTAATACAGGCGCAACTGCTTTTAGCATTACTGGTGTAATGCTTAATGAAGGTGATTTTGCTGCTCCATTTAGATTGTTTGGGGAAGATGCTGAAGGCGAGCTAGCCGCTTGTCAGAGATATTATGAAAAGAATACAGATTTAACTGTTTATCCAGGTCAAAATATTGGTTTGGCTGCTGGGGTTGTTGGATTTGGAACTGGAAATAGCAACGTGGTAAATCAGTATCAGAGATTGGGACAAATATTTTTTAGAGTGCAGAAGCGAGCTACTCCAACTGCTTTTTGCTGGTCTCCTAGTGGAGTTCAAAATACTGGATTTGCAGGAGACGGCGGAAGTATTCTAGCGGCAGGATCGTGTACCCCCCAGCAAGAGGGGCCAACTGGCTTTAATGTAACTAGCACCCCTGGAGGTTACTCTACTAATTTCTATACTGTGTTTTTTCACTGGACTGCCAGTGCAGAACTCTAAGGATTAAATATGGCACAAAAACTTTTTGAAGATAAAATTGGAACTCTTAGCCATAACACTGGCACCATTTCATTGGCAGCCTCACGCTTGACTATTGGTGGCCAACAGTATGTTACTTCCTCTTTATCCCGCACTATCGTAAGTGATATTTCAATGTCCGCAAACACCCTCTACATGATCTACGCTGTACTTAACAGTGGAGTTGTAGAACTACGCTACTCCTCAAATGTCAACTCAGTTGGTCCTGCTGGGTTCACATATTGGAAACTAGTGGGAGCTTTTTACGCAAATGGAATGTCTCCGGTGGCCTTTGGTAGTTTCGTCACTATAGAAGGCGTACCAACTACTTTAAATTATATAAACTATATCCCTACCTTGAATACGACTGGCGGTGGAGCTATAACACTAAACGCAACTTCAAAGATAGACCCATCAGGTCGTTACATGAGGCGTGGAAGTAATATTCACCTTCACAGTAACTTTAGAAACGGCACTGGCGGAGCTGCTACTGGAAATGCCGGAGCAATGCTGTTGAGTATGCCGTCTGGACTTTCTTTTAATGGTCCGTCTACTGGCGATGGTAACTTTGGAAGTTATGTCGGCCATGCAGGTTTATATGACGGCGCTTCTTTAAATACCGGAAGAATGGATGGGGTTTATTTTATCTATAATGCCACCGACATGACTCCAGTAAGGTCTGCACCACAAACTTCCAGTGGAGTAAACGTGTCAGATATTATTGCTCAGTTCAGTTGTAATATCTGGGCCGAATTCATACCTACTGGTTGGACTAACACCCCGCTGAAGGATTTATAATATGGCATTAGTACCTAGAGCAGATATTTCAAAACAAAGACACTTGATTCCTACTTCGCTTACGCACAGCGGAGGTATTATCACTGCTGTCGTGAACGGCGTGACTTATACTCATACACTTTCAGGGCTGTCTGCGAATACTCTGTATTTTCTTTACATGCGTATTAACGGTGGATCGGTATTTTTGACTTCGTCTACTACCGTTCCTTCAACATATAGAACTAGTTTTGCCGACGCCATTTTGGTGGGAGCTTTTTACAGCAATGGTCCCGCTGCGTGGGGAAGCTTTGTAAACATAGAAGGCGCTCCAAATTCGCTGCCAGTAGACTTTACTCCAACTGGAACGTGGAGTACGAATACTACATATTCTGGAAAATGGTATCGGCAAGAGGGTAATGTTTATGCCGATGTCATGATCAGCTTGACAGGCGCTCCTAATGCGGCGATTTTACAACTTAACCCAATTACTAATTTAGCAACGGATACTAGCAGATTGGTGCAAATGCGAGTAGGTCAAGCATCGTTGATAGATGCTGGTATTAGGGAATGGTTAGCAATGTGTTTTTG